ATGTCTGGACTTATTAATCCACATGCGGCCCCGGAAGAAGCAGCCTATGCGCTGCTGATTGAGCTCGTTCGCGCCCAGCGCGTGCCGCAATATGAAGGCGAAATTTCCGGCCTGCTGGCGATGTACGACGAAGCCGTTAAACACTTTAAAGAGAAAGAGACCGAGCGTTAAGCGTGGACATCGTGGTGCGAGAAAAGTGTGACGCCTGCGGAAGCCGCGCAGGCGTTGGCTGGATAGCGGCTTGGGTCATCAGCTGCCGCGGTAGGTAGAGTATCCGTACTGACTGAGCAGCAGCGGGATATGCAGTTTTTGATTTTGCTTTGTAACATTGAAAATAACCGGAATCACCGGGAAGAACGTATTCATATTTTGGCTTTTAAAATAGTCACCAGTTTTAAACGTCACTTTATACACCCCCGGCTCCATATTCTCCGCCTGCGGATAGAGCGACTTAATCCGCCCATCGGCATCCGTTTTACCGGTGGCGATATGCTGCCAGCTCTCCCCCTGCTGTTTATCCAGCTCAATCTGCACCCCCGGTGAAGGGAGCCCGGTTTGCTGATTAAGAATGTGTACGCTGAGCGTCCCCTCTGGCGCCGCCAGCGCGCTGAAGCTGAGCAGAGAAATTACGGAGGCGATAACTAATTTCATAATCGTGACCTTATTGGGCAAGTGAAAGTGCCCTAACTATAGTCAGCGCGGCGGGGAAAAAAATTAAACTTTTTGTTATCAGTTTGAGTTGATGGGTACTGTCTCCACACACAACACGCTGAACCGGTTTCCTCGTAAGAAGAGGAAGTGTCTTATGAGTAGGTAGCCCCGTGCTCTTAGTAACAGGATACGGTGACACTAAGTCTATCAGGCAGGGGAAATAGATTTGCTGGGTTCAAATATCACAAGGTAAAAAGATATACGCCGTGGCCTCTGCCGCCTCTACCAGAACAGTGCTTACTGCAAATGGGCTGCAGTATTCGAAATAATCATTTAATATTATTTAAACTACTATTCCAGTGTAAGTAATCACCTGGTTCAGATATTGATCGTTATCATTGATTCTCTTGTCGCCACGCCTTAACCATCTCCTTTGTTACCTCTTTCTTGTAGCAAATAGGTGAGTACCCACCAGCTTTGCTCCAGGCACTGCGGCCACCGCACGAGCTGCCGTTCCGGGCGGTATTGAAGGGACAGGCACAAGTACCGGGGTAGGATGCGACAGAGTCATCAATAATCCTTTGACTGACCTGATCATCGCTTAAGGAATTCGATTTGGCGATGGAAATATCTGATGCAAAGACGCACACAACAGCGAATACGGAGATGGCGACGAATTTGATGTTCATTCGGATCTTTCCAGGCAGTGGATGAACATCGAGGGTATGCTTTCAAATAGTGTTCAATATTGATCTATAACAACTGTACTTCACGCCAGCTTAAAATGCGATATTTAACCCAGTCAGACAGAACCTAAATCTATAATGACTATTAGCCTGTTACCGGCAACATATTTTCACATTCCTGCAGAGCGCTTATTCTGCACTCAGCTATAACCAGCATTAACCATTCTGTTCGATATTCCAGAGCAGTAATGCTGTACTCTGACTGGCCATCGTCCGACAGATACTACAAGACATTAGAATCATCGAAATGGTCCGTCGATATGCTCACCTGGCACCTAACCATTTAACTGAGCACGCACGTCAAATTGACTCAATTTTTGCAAATTTTTGCAGAAGATGTCCCAAATATGTCCCACAAGGAAAAATCAGCGACTGGAGGAAGTTGATAAGTGATTGATTATTAAATGGCACGCCCTACAGGATTCGAACCTGTGACCTACGGCTTAGAAGAAAGTAGAGCGTTAAATAACTCACTGTAATCACACATGTTTACCGCGTTCGCATCCGGTTTTGTGTCGTTTCGTGTCGTTTGAATACATCCCTGTCTTTATCGTGCATTCCTGTCACGCCACAACTACGACACACCCATTACGCGAATTCTTCCAGGTTCATGATTCCATCCGCGCCATCACTTGAGATGCCAAATTCTGCGAGCAGCTATCCAGATTGCAAAATCCACTATTTATCTCATCACCAGAAAAGCGCATCATTAGCACGCTAGTTAATCATGTAATTTTCGGTGCGCACCACTCTTTAATGGTTAAACCGCCAGGCTATCGCTTCGCACATCACAAATGACATGCGTCACAACGCCGGCGACAGTGACATCGTCCAGGGCTTCACCTTCAATCGCTTCGCCGTCTTCGGTAATCAGAGACCTACCTCTCAACGTGGCAAGCTCCGTCCCGCCGCCGTGCTGAATCAGAACCTGACTACCCTGCTTTGGCTTCAGGGAAATATCCAGCACAACATAACCGCCATCCCTTTCGAAAACGCGGGTGTTAGGCCCGACATTGCAGATCGTGTTAACAGACAGACGCTGCTCAACGTAGTCCGTCGCGGGTGAAGGAAAGCCCATCAGAGCACCCTCCCCATGTTGGCCATCATCCATAGCCTGTTTTCGCTATGGTCCGGCGTCTTATCGACGAAATACGTTTGTTCCCGCGATATCCAGGAGTTCGCCTCCACCTCGGTAAAGTGGATGCCACGCCGGCGCAGCGCTGACACAAAATCCTTTGTGTGCAGGTACTGAAAACCTTTGGAGTTGCGCAATACCGACTCGCGGAATGCCTGATTGATGTCTGACTGTCGATGCATGTCTGCCCTCTGATTTATTACTGGTTATGCATACAGTAATTTCATTCAGTAAGCAGATCAAAGAGGCTGCGGCTATCAATTTTCATGACAGCCGCAATTACTTTTAACTAAAGTACCCCTTATTTTTTGCGTAATCGTCAGCGATGAGATCTGCGGTCAGCCGAGTAGACCCGCTCAGGTCATCCAGGCGTACACGATAGAAAACAGTGTTCGCCATGCAGTAGCCGTTAGCCAGATTTCCCAGCACAAACGCGTTTGTCACCGTCGGGACAGCCAGGGGAGTAAATGTTGGTGACGTCCCGATCAGCTCACCATTCAGATAGAAATTGCAGTAGAAATTGTTCAGATTTTTATCTCGAACCACTTCTACGCCGTACTGGAAAGGCTTGCTCTGGCCAACGACAGCTTTAATCTTTGTTTGCGCTTCTGCGGGATACGTAACGCGCACGCCATATACGTACAGGACCTGAATTGGAACGTCCGAACCATCGTTCACCTGCCGCACGCCGCCGATTTTAAACGCCGTGCTTGCGTCATCTGACAATGCGCCGGTGCCTGAGCCCGCGTAGAGCAGAGCCCAGTTAGTATTTGCGGGGTTTATCAGTTTGTCCGCCGGCCATTTTGCCCACACAGTAAACATAAATCGGGTCATATCCGGTGTTGGGTATGCCGATGCCGGGAGTTTTACCCCTAAGTTCTGACCAGTCGCAGAATAAATACCGCCCCCACTGCCGTAGTTTTGCGCGTTTGAATTTGAATCGTTGGCGTTAATCGTTATCGCATCATCGATATAGTTCATGTTTTTTAACGTGTTCAGATTTTTATACTGCGCCTGGTTACCGCCCGCCCAGTCAGATGCGAAATCGAAAACGCCTTTAGTTTCCGGGACAATGGTCTGGTCGCGATACAATTTTACGCCAGAGCCGAGAGTGAGATTTTTACGTACTTCGAATGGACCCGTTACTGTAGTCATTATAACCAACCTTTTTTTGTCAAAAATTGAACGATAAATTCGGCGTTAACATCCGCGCCGATATGTAATGCATTTTCCTGCAGAACCTGGGACGGATGCAGGTCGTCATAACGCAGGCTGCGCGGTGTCGTTCCGGCGGCAACGTCCGTAACATCGTCTGCATAGTTCGGATTTGCGTGATTGATAAAATTCTGCAAAATATCGACGCCGTCAATTTCGCAATAATATTCGGGGTACGCGCGTTTATACGCTGCATTCAGCGAAAAAATCTGCGCGCGGCCTGCCGTACCATTAGTCTGTCCGGCATCCATGAAATCAGCCAGCACCACGATTCGCGGATATTTAGATGATGCCTTAACTTTTTCCACCATCGCTTTCAAATCGGAAATAACCTGCGCAATACCAGCACTGTTATTTCGTCCTATCCAGAAAATATTAATCCCTTCAGCGTGCCTGTCATAAGTTGCATACTGCGGCGTTATCACCTGCCCGGTATCAATATCGGTCAGTGCTTCTTGCGTCTGCGGTATCCACATCAGCGTTTCAGCAGCGGGAACCGTAATTTCCGCACCGGCGGCATAGCGGGTGATTTTTAGCGTGTTGTCAGCGTACCAGTTGACCCACATTTTCTGCCCGCGGAAATACCCTTGCCCGTTCAGCGCATAATTTTTAGCGCCAAGCTCCAGCGGGCCTGGTGATGACGGCGTGACCTGGACAGCATCCGTTGTTGCCGGAATCTTCCCCGTCAAAGGCCATACTTCGATTCGCTGCCCGCCCTGGCGCAGAGCTGCACCCTTGCTGGTGATATTACTGCGCCCGAAATTCCAGACCGGCATTCCTGTCAGTTTATACAGTTTGTTAGCCAGTCGTGGGTTTTGCAGAAATGAGTGCCCCCATAGCGTGATGATGTTTCGTGGGAATACCGGGTGTGGATCGAAAGTAGCTTTTTTCGTAAACCAAAGGCCCCCCTTCACCCCGGTATCGACATCACTCTGCCACTGCACCTCCTCGCCGCTATCCCGGACGTTCGTCACGTTCGCATTGTCATGCGTCAACTGAGTTTCAGCACCATTCGCATCAAATTTAAACAGCTGACTGTATGCGCCCACCACCCTGGCGTAATACACGTCACGCCGCCATGCCTCAGTTAACAGCCGGTCTCCGTCTGTAACAAACATATCTGCGCTTGCATCAGCATACCGGTATCCCGAACGCTCAAACTCTGTCGGCAGGCGAATTTCCCTGCTCCCCTCCTGGGCGTTTCCGTCAGTATTCCTGGCCGCCATAATAAATCGATCTCCTGAAATAACTGCGTTGATAAAACCACTGCGGGCGAACTCGCGCGATTCAATAACCCCGACCGAGTCAGAAATGACGGGTATATAAACATCTGAATCCAGCGCCACCGCAGACAGAATAAAGCGATCAGCTGACAGCACAGCTGACAGATATCCCGATCGCAAAAACTCAATAGGGTCAATAAATGTGATCTCAGCAGTGATACGAGACAGGGTGTCAATGCCGGGGATATCAAGGTCAGGAATAAAAAATGAACCATCAGACCGGACAGCGGTAATAATGAACATATCCTCGGCGACCACAGCAGACGCATACCCTGAGCGGGAAAACTCTGCAGGGTCGGCAAAGAGAACAGCATCAACTAACCCCTGGACTGGTTCAGCAGATAACATGCGGCGCCCGGTAGGCTGCAGCGTCCCGCCAATGTTCATGACCTCAATCGCAAGAACACTATCATCAGTATTGCGGTAATAAGCAGTTGAACCAATAGGTATATTTCCAGCGTCTGCATCCGCCTGCGCAGCCTCCAGCGTGGGAAATTCGCGAATGGTCCCGGTTATAGCCGCTGTGCCTGGCTGCTTCGCCTGCAATACGGCCACGCCTGCTTTGTTTTGATACTGCCATGCAGCGGAAAGCGCATCTGGGCCCTGGGCTACCCAGAACGACTGGCCGTCGGTCGTTGCTGCCAACCCTGCAATGGTGCCATCAGGATCGCTGGCAGTCTTATAGAATGTGAATTTGTTCTTTGCGTAGTCTGAAGCACTACTAGCGGCCGCCTCCGCATCAGCTTTTGCATCCACTGCTGCCGCTGCTGACTGAGCTGCGTTAGCCTCTGAATATGTAGCATTTTGCTCTGATGTTGCTGCTGCCGCGGCAGCATCTTTAGCTTCTTGCGCCGCTGCGCTGGTATCCTGATAACCCTGCTGAGCTTCAATTAAATATTGTTTTGCTTCGGCAGCACTAACTGCTGCCTCAGCAGAAAATTGCGCGGCCTGTTGGGTGTCTGTAGTAGCCATTAGTAGCCTTCTGATTTGTAGTGGATAACAGGGACAAGATTCGGGTTGTTTGAAGTGACGGATACAACAAACTGATTTTTGGAAACTGGCTGCCCTGAATTTAAGGTTCGGTTGCTGTTTGCCCATGAACCGAACTCATTTGACTGTGAGTCAAAAGGCTTACCGGCCAGGCTAACGACGGTTGATATCTGCGCATTTGGGTATGCCACAGGGAAATCGACAATGTAGTACCTGGTGTAATAAGTAACACCACCGAACGACGCCGGGTTAAATGTGCCTACTGCGGGTAAATTGACAGTTCCGTACTGCGATAGGTGTCCATTTGGCAGGTAAAAATAGCCAGACTCAGGATTATCATCTCGTGGGAAATTACTCATGTCAGGAACATCTCGCGATGTCGCGGTGCCAATATTCCTCATTGCTGCCGTGCCGAAATCGCGCAGGATACTCACGCCATCACAATACAGTTTTTCAACTCGACCGGCTGGAACGGCAATGCCGCTTCCGGATGCTGTTTTGCATGTGACAGAGAAATTCCCAGAGCAGCGGTTTTCAACAGTCCATGACTTCATCCAGGCGGGGAAAATCATATTGATATTCCCTGTCAGCGAACCGGTAAGAATCAGGCGGTCCTTTGATGCCTGCGCCGAAGATAGCGTAACACTGGAATTTGACAGAGACGAAATAGTAGAAATTCCATATCCCCCCACAGGAACCCACCCGGTATTAGCGCCCGAAGTGGATTCGGGGGAGGAGCGGTTGCCATTGTTAAGATTTAACCATTGGCCCGTATAATCAGAGTTCGGAATAAGCGCACCTTTTGGATAGCCCGCAATAGCCTCGCTAAAATCTGCGCTGAATGGAAATCCCATTCCCGCGCTACCCCACTGCAGGCGAGTGTAGATGTCGTTGTAGATACCATTAAAATCCTCCCCTCTGGGCGGCTTACCGCCGGCAGAAAGTGCTTTCCGAGTCAGAGGGGGAAATCCGGAATCCATCGCCGCCAGGCCATTAGCCAGCGTTTCAGAAGTGGAATTGACCGGGATCGTGTTTTTATCGCCGCCCACAGAAAAGACAACCGTAAGACGTGACGGTATAGCTGAATTGTTCAATTCAGACCTCCTGAACGATGTTAACTTTTACCCCGGGAGGGGAGGGAAGCGCGCCGGAGCTTTGCACTATGGCCAGCTCAGAATCGGAAAGCTGGAACTCGAATACGTAGCTCATGACATGGTTGCCATCGTCACGCACGTAAGCTCGCCCACTGGCGCCGAACATGTACATCAGCATGCGATTCATGACCGGCACGGTGCAGTCGCTGATGTTCGCCATCGCTTTGCACATGATCAGCTTGCGGTATGCCTCATTGGTCAGGACGACAGTATTCGTGTCCTGTACGCCGGTATAGAAAGGTGCCTGGTTAAAGGGTTGCGGGTCGGTGAGTTCTGCCGGGGTGCTGGTCGCTTCGCCAAACCCCAGAAACTGCTGGGATGGCGTCACAGTCAGCAAACGCTCTACATCAACGATTTTACCCCAGCACATCAGCCCGTAATCACCACAGGTCTCGATGTTAAATACGAGGTCATAGAACGTGTCTATCCAGTCCTCTGGCGCTACAGAAGCGTTAAAGGAGTCAATCAGTGACCGCAGGCTGGTTGAGTTCACGTACTGCGCGTAGATCGTCCAGTCGACATTATTCACTTACCGCCTCCGTTATGATGTTTGTCGCATCGAGAGTCGGTTCCTGATCTATCCCCATAGTCAGCGCACTAGACCAGGTGGTTCCGTCCAGAGAGATCTGGACAGAAAGAACGTTCATGTTCTGTGCATCGAGCGCCTGGATAGGGCCGATATACCGGCTGCCATAAATTCGCGCGCCGGCACGCGCCCGGGTACCGCCATCTGCTCCGGTGAAGGCATTCAGGACGATCGTTCTGATCTGCGCGTTGATATCTGATGGAAGGCCATCATTCGCTTCGTATTCCACCTTGATATGAACGCTCACCGCATCCAGCGTTTTCCACCTGTAGGTGTACTCCGGATAAGGGGCGTCATAATTTTCGGTATCCTGCACGGTCCCGGTGGTGTCACCGTTCATAACAGTGCCCGGGGGAAGTTTTTTATTGATGGCCGCTGCAATGTCAGCCACTGCCCCGCCATAAACCCCGATATAAATCGAGCTGGCCAACAGCGTGTAATTCGTGGAACCTTTTTCGACGGAAGTGGGCTCTTTGTTGTCGATCACATAAACATCAAGTACCCCATCGACTTCCAGGACAGCAGCCCGCACAGCCGCTGCCGTGTTGAAGGCGTTACGCGCCACTGACTGGCGACGGCGATACTCAAATGCAGATCGCCCTTCAACATTCGAGCCCGGAACACCCGCGGTCTCGTTGGTGATACTCGACCAGCCACTTACCGCGACATAGATGTTTGTCAGGGTGCCGATGGGACAAGCTATCGGCCCGGTAGTCAGGTTCTGGAACTCGATCTTTACCGTCCCGTCCGCACCTATCGTTCCGGCCGCCAGGGACACGTACATATAACCGTTATCGTCGGTTGCATAGGACTGTGCCGGGATCACCGTCCCCGGTACGCCGGAGCATGTGGCCGTTACAACCGTACCCGCAGCAGCAATGCGATCGAGGAAGTAAATCCTGCCGATGCCATCCTGAAATCTGCCGGAGGAAAAGTCCGGGTTCATGTTGTTGACGATAGCCAGAAGCTGATCGTTCTTGTCTGCGATGATTGCAGTATCAGTGACAGCCAGTTGCCCCTGCGGCGTCTTGAGGTTCGTGCTCATCGCCGTCCCGAATGCAGAACCAATATCTGCTATACGCCCGGCAAGAATGTCTCCCTCATCTGGAACATCAAGGCCAGTGGTAGAAAATGTCACGGCCGGTACCGCCGTAGAGATTGTCGTCATTTTTTCCTCACAGGGTGACGCTGGAATCCAGGCCATTGGTATCCACGATCGCAATAACGCCGGTAGTGCGGCGCGTATCGCGGTTGTTAATCAGCGTCGGCTCAGCGCGCGCGATATAGCTCATCCGCAACGCTTCAATCTGAAGCGCGGCCGCCATGGCGCCGGTACTGGCCTTAACGTTCAGCAGCTCTTTGTAATTAACGCCGGTGTCTTTTTCGTAAATGCACTCGCCGCGTATAGCCAGGCATGCCGTCGCTACGTCCTGAGCGCAGGCGTAGGGGTTTTCAACCGTGGCGATATTACCCAGCTCATCAAGGACAAGATCCCAGGTATCGGGATCGAGTTTGAGAGAGATTGTTTTCATGGATTTCGCCCATAAAAAAACCCCGCCGAAGCGAGGTTGGTGATTACCAGAATGCAAAATTACATTCTGATTTTATTTCAATGAGTTATGCCACATCAGCACCGTGAATCAGGTGGCGAAGCGCCTGAACCCCTTCGGCGTTGTAACGGAACGCCTCAACCTGCTTATCCGAGTGCCTCGACTTATCCAGAAAGAACTTGCCGTACTGCTCAGTTTTCAGGTTGTGTTTATTGGCCACGCGACCGATCTTGTTCGCAGTGCAACCGAGCTGCGCTGCCACTTCACCCGCCGTTGAGTAATGCTCTTCAATCGCCGGCAGTGGCACAACTTCGTGACCGAGAAGTGGGTTAACAAGGGTGGCAACAATCACCTGGTTAGCCGATTCACCAAGCCGCGGAAACATTGACATCAACTCCCGAGCTGATGCGATGTTTTTCTCCAGCGCCTGAGCTTTAAGCTGTTCGGCTTTGGCAAGACGGTACTCAGGAAGTCCGGATGAAGTCTTGTCCCTCGAAATGTTGTAAGTTCCCGTATCCATCAGCGCCGGGAGCACCTCTTCACATACCCAATCCTGAACACGTTCAGCTGAAGGGAGTGAGCTGCGCATGATGAGGCGAAATACATCCGCCTGACCAACAAGTTGAATGCCCCGCGGGTTGTCACCGAACCCCAATTCTCGCGATTCGCTATAATTAAGTTTAATCAGAGACTTACAATGCTTTTTCAATGCATCTGCTGGGTTGGTATATCCCAACGCTCTTGCGAGCGGCACCGCAAGAAACACAGGCTTTCCTTTGAAGCGGGCTGCATCAATGCTTACACCCATACCTTCACTTGACTTAAACTCAAAATGTTTGATAATCGAATTCATAGAGTTTGCCTTCTATGTATGTTAGTGATAGCCGCCAGCGCCAACTGGCGGTTTTTTTTTTGCATCACTGCAATACTCCCGTCCCGTATGAAAATACATTTTTCCAGTTAGTATCCCCCCATGGGTGTTCTTCAATATGTTTCGTTTCGCGGCGAAGAAGATCTCGCGTCCTGTTTATAGTCCTCGCATGGTTGGTCACTATCGAGGCAAAGCGAGGTAGTAATTTGTGCTCTGCTGCCAGCAATAACGGGTAAATGTTATGACAGGCTTCGTACATAACTGCGCTTGATCTCCACAGGTAAGACAGTGAGCAAAGCTCTTCGTCACTGAACTGCTTCGCAATCGGCGAATGAACCACTTCGCGATCCAGAATATCCAGCACCCAGCGGCGGAACTCTTTCGCCTTATCGGTAGTGGCAAACATCGCGATTAGATGACAACCACGAAGAGAGAACACACGGACCGACTTTTCACGTAAGTTATTGTTTATTCCGTTGGTCATCATTTTGATGACCATTGACATGCTGCTCGTGAACTCGTCGGAATTACGTGAGTAAATGGTCGAAACGCTTTTGCTTGAAGCATATCCCAGTGCCTTAGCTACATCTGCAGATGTCAGCCAAATACCATCCGCAACAGGCGCTGGTACCAATGTGACATTGTGGAAACTTAGCTCTTTGTTCTGTACACTGCTCATGTCGATATTTCCTTCGCGGTTATTTTCGATAGAAGCCCCAAAGGTTGCCGCCAATGGGGCTTCGCTGTTTTTACTGACCATTCATGCGCTCCTCACGCAGGCTTTTTGCCAAACGCTGCACAATTGCAGAGTTAATCGATATCCCATCCATTTCAGCCATACGGCGGATCTCTTCCTTCATTCCTTCTGGCAAACGCAATTGGAAGCTAGAGCTTTTTCTTTCTGTATATAAAGTATCCATATCAACCCTCATCTATCATGTCACCGTGACATGATATCACTGTGACTCAATTTACGGATAATGTCAATGTGATAGCATCAAGAAAATTTTGAGGTGCTTATGTCAGAAAAACCAGTCCGCGAATACGATAAATTCATGCTCCGCTTCCCTGATGGTATGCGTGATGCCATAGCTGAGAGAGCCAAGCGTAATGGCCGCTCCATGAACTCTGAGATTGTCCAGATCCTTCAGGATGCGCTGGAGACAGAAAAGCTGATAGCTGAAACCGACATTGTCGATTTTGACTCAACCCAGGCGGCTCTGGATTCAAAATCCACGCCAGAGGAAAAGGCTGCGTTTCTTGCCGAACTGGAGAAAAGAGATCCCTTTACCGCTGCAATTCTTCGTGAGGGAGAGGAACATAACAGAAGGCTTGCTGCGATACTTGGGAGACGCATGGGTTACTCAAATGAGTAAAAGTAAAAAACCCACCTGATGGTGGGCTTTCATTATTTTATGCCAGCAACCTTACCTTCTAGCCTTTTGCATGCCTGATCGTCAAGCATGCTTTGATACGGGCCAATGTTATTGCAAGCATCAACAAGAGTTTTGACCGCATATCTAGCATAACTACCACCATCCTCCCGCATAAGCCTGCCACTCCTGGCAGAGAGGTCATTTGCTCCCTCATCATATGCCTCAGACAAAGCAAGTTGAGAGGCTTTCTCTTTTATGGCTAATCTAATCTCAATATCATTGTTTAGATCTTTATTTTTATTGAAAAAATCATCAAGCGTCTCTGCATATGAAAGAGTGGTGGTTATTAGCAGAATTGAGAATAGCAAGGAATGTTTAATCATCATCACGGCTCCAGAGGATCGGTTCGGCTTCCTCCTGATACTACTCCACCATGAGTATGACCATCAACGATGGAACCGTCGACAAGCTCAAGCTGTCCGTTCGGATGGACTTTCAGGCCGTTTATGTTAACCACTCCAGGGCTCTGTATGTTTATGCCGCTGCCTGTAAACTCAGCAAACTCCGTGGGTTCATCGTTCAAACTGGCTATAGCCGTGATGTAAACAGCATCCGAGTATGAGTGGCGCCGCTGAGTTGGTGGAGGGCCTCCGCCTTTAGTTTTTTTCACATTTGTGATGTCTTTATCACAGGCAATCACCAGGCCAATATCACCTACTCTGGGCGTCATTTGTACCGAACTATTTCCAGCCTGGTACTGAATGAATGGAACATTGTAAACATCCTGGTTTTCAATTGATCCGCCAGAAGCGTTTGTTCCAGTAACCAGAGGAAAAACGGTAAGGGTCTTCCCATTCACTTTTTTGACTAAAACGATATCGGCAAATACGCAGCCCTTTATGGCTCCGGCTATAAGCGAAAGAACAGCATTCCCCTGACACGACATGTCACTAGGCTTTTGCTTGGTAAGCATCTCACACTCCAAATACAAATCCGGGATAAGCTACAACGAATGTTTCCCATAGACCACCGGGGACCCTGCATGACAAGTAATGAGTGGTTCCATACTGGACTATCCAATCCCCGCTTGCGTGAGGGAGAGAGGTTTCCAGTTTTATTTTTCGAGCCAGCTTTATTGATGGTGAATAAATGCAGCGAAAATTTATACCAATATCATAAAAAATAGGGTAGCCAATTAATCCATTCTCTGGAGATATAAATGGAACTACAGAGTCAACAGGGCTTTTCCCTGTGTAGATTGTAACCGTCCCAAAGTCTATATCTGCGATGATATTATGGTCGGCCGCAATTTTCTGAATTTGCTCAATAGCATTTCCCTCATAATAGGGGTTGCTATGCACCGATTTAACATCAACGTTTACGAACTTCAAATCCACCTTAGAGGCCAGTGCTTTTATCATATCGGAGACAGAAGCTTCACCTTCAATTGAAGTTGGCTCGCATACAACAAGCTTTTCCTTTCCAATAGCTGAGGCCGTTATTTCAATCGGAGCATCAGGCATCTGATTCAGATTTACCCTGGCAGATATTATCGTGCCCATAAACACGCAAACATCTCCAGTAAAAACCCGTATGGCGTTTTGCTGCTCACCGAAGAATTTCTCGGAGTTGGTGGTCAATTTAGCCATGTTATCAAGGGATAAGCCCCATAGGCTAAGCTCCATCATCGTCCCGGTAGCCCCCCCATAAGCCGAAACAGAAAGCTCGCACTTGAAATTTTCGGCTATGAGCGTATTACCTTTTTTACCGTCAAAGGTGCCATTGGCCAGAGTAAACTCAACCGTTATCTCTCTTTCCTTGTAACTCATCGGCCCACCTCATCACTCGTCGCATAGTAAAGTTTGAAGCGTGTCCCTATTTCGTCATAAACCGGATTGGCATCCCCTTTTGTGTCTACAAAAATGAGATCGCCATTAAATCCAAGATACTTATATCTGACAAGGTATATACAGTTAAGGCAGAGAACACCCTGCATAATCGCAGTGTCATCAACATACAGGTCTATGTAGAATCCAGTTGAGCGCTGATGAAGCTTTATCGCGCAGTTCTGGCCGCCAAGCGTGACATATACCTTTTGAGATAGTGACGGTGATAAGCTAATTTCCTGCATGTCACATCACCTTATTTTTAAGAAAATCAGCCACCGTGCTTTTGATCTGTTTTGCGACCGCTGTTGATGAGTTATCCCATACTTGAGATACCGATTTAGCCGCCGAATTGACACCTGAAACTATGGCACTCCCGGTAAGATCAAGAGCGCTTGATAGCGATGTATTCCCGCTTGTCCATGCATTTTTTGCGTCAGTAAGCGTTACTTCTTTAGTTGAAGCAGTGATTACCTCTGTTTTTGCAGCGCCCTTATTGTTTGTTTTGTCGTTATCTGTCGGAGCCTTACCGGAAACCCCGTTAGCGATAATCACTTCACCGCTATCCATTATCTCTTCGAAGGTGCAGTTCGCCATCAACAACGTCTGCCCGCGATACGAACCCACAAAGTAATCGAAGTGGGTCAGATCGTAGCTGTAATACACCGTGTCAGGCGTCTCGATGTTGTAGGTGCTGGCCGTGTTTTTCATCTCATCCAGTTTCTGAATGAAATTACTTCGGCTAAGAAGAGATAAGTTTGTCAGGTTTGGAAGCGCACCTGTATATGCAGTCCATCCCTCAAGTGCCAGGATCACCCTTAATTCCGATGGCTGCCGGACCTTGTTGTACGAAGTATACTGCCCATTTTCAACCGGCCCCTTCGTCACGTTAGCATCACCGTAGCGATCAACGCTAACCCAGCCGGAAGGAGAAAAAACCTCCTGCCCGGCTGCAGCCGTCAAAAGCGACTTGTCAACGGTGTTGTAGGTGATCCGGTAGGTTGGCGACAGGGCGCTGTTAAGGACGGATAACAGGCTTCCTCCCTGAATGGCGGATAGCACTGTCGAGACATTCAGAGAAAACGACATGAGTTATTGTCCTGAGTAGCCAGCCATTAGCATGACGCGGTTGTCGCCGTGCTTTTTGATGTCGCTGGTAAGCTGTTCCACGTTCTGGGCCTGGGTGGTGATTTTGGTGCCATAAAAGTTATAAACACCGCCAGCCTGACCCGGCATCGCGCGGTCTACGGCCATACCGGCGCCGGGACGCATTCCGGCCATGACTTTGGGGACGTAATTACGAGTTTCCGACGGCAGGTTGTCCATGCCTTTCTTCTGGACGTTTCCGATCCCCCAGTTGTAGGAAGCAAGGGTTTTCTCCAGATCTCCGCCCGTAGCCTCCAGCAGATAGCGCAGGTATCTTGCAGCGGCATCAGCTGACTTGTGAGGGTCGAAAACATCACGACCTTTGAGCCCCATATCCTTTGCCGTGCCTGGCATGAACTGGAACAAGCCTTTGGCTCCAGCTTTCGACTCCGCAAACGGGTCACCACCTGATTCAGTAGCAGCTACCGAAGACAGCAGTCCGTCCGGAAGTCCATATTTACCTTCCAGCGCCCCGAATTCGCCAGCCATTGCCTGAAGAAATGCCTTCCCTTTGGCGCCAAGGCGAGCGGCCTGCGCGTTAAGCGGGACATTTGGCTGGTAGCCGCCAACAATATTTGGCTGCATGGATGCTGCCCCAGCCGGAGAAATTAATGCATTCACAGCCTGTGAAAGAAGATTTTTAGTTGATTCCCAGAATGAACGCTCATCCTGATCTTTCTTTCTTTGCTCCGGTGATACAGCTTGTATATTTTGCTGATTGTTATACCAACCACCTGCAGACCAGCGCTGTTTTATTGACTCCCAAAGAGAATCAGTATGGTCTGCTTTGGTTGCGGCATTGGATATGTTCTGATAAGCCCCTACACCCACAGCACTGGCAGCGACAAACCACGCAGGTGGTGTGAGGGCGAACAATCCAGTAAAAGCCTTTGTGATTCCCATCACCCATGTCGCAACCTTTAAGCCGATGAGTAGCTTGATCGCGTTTTCCCAACCACCAACAGATCTCGCAGCGTTATCTGCCACCTTAGCTCCGCTCTCAATGGCACCAAAAAAGGACTCGACTTTTTGTCTCATCTCATCTGGATGAGATTTCATCCAGTTTGATAACTGAAGAAGAACGCCATTAAACTCACGCACATACGGGATCAGGAAGGTATAAAACTGGTTTTTTGTGGTTTCGAGGTTCTGGTTGAGCACCACCCATGCTTCTGTAAACTCTTTCGCCCCTTTAACAGAGGCATCAGTTATTCCAGAGCTTTTTGTTAAGCGGTCAACATCCGGAAGAAATCTACCCTCCTGGTTTCGCTGAATGGTGGCATCATCGAACCCACCCATAGCACCAATCTGGCGCCGAATGTTTGGGTCTTTGACTTTCCTGAGTGACTCCAGATAAGACCTTGCGAGTGACTTGGCATCCTTTGAATAGACGTCAAAAGTATCACCAGTTAACGCCGTAAGCATTCGCATGCCGCTAAAGATCGGGCTGCTGGTATCCCCAAATAGAGAGCCTTGCTTTGCAGCCTGAAAACCCTGCAAGGCGGCCGTGATCCTCTCAAAAGAGCTTCCGGCTGATTCTGCAGCCTTCCCGAAGCCATCAAGTTCTCTGGCTGTCATGCCAAGAGCCTTTGACTGAATGGAAAGGTCCATCAGGCTAGACGTGGTATTTTTAACAAGGCTCATCAGGCCGCCGGCAGTGACGGTAACGCCAGTCAGTGCCAGCAATTCCGTCTTTATGCTGCTGAAGAACGAAGCGGCTTTCTTGCCCTGCTCCGCCATTTCCTTGGCGGTGTTTTTGGCGTCTTCGCGCTGCTTTTTCAGGTCGTCACTGACTTCCTGCTGGCCTTTGCGGAACTGAGAAGTATCAAGGCCCAACGTAATCAGGAGGGCGTCAATTACCGTTGCTGCCATGATCACTCTCCGCTATGGCTCTGTTGGTGTTATCCACGGTCATTATTTCTATCAGCCACCACATATCCTGGACGCTGTATACGGTGTCCAGTTCGTGGAGTGTCGCCATTTTCCCGGAGATCACCGCGGCGATGGTGCGCGGTACATTCGCATACTGTATAAAGCCGCGATCTGAATCTTCAGGAACGGATAAGGGGATTTCTAACTTGCGGTGGCTGCTACAAAAGCGATATGGAGTTTGAAGGCTTCGATTTTCAGGCGCGACCAGGTGCTGATTTCTTCGATCTGACCTTCGTCAACAAGCGCTGTCTCGATACCGTTACCGCCGAGGAATTTCACGCAGCCAAGCAACTCATCAAGCAGGGGCTTTGACTGTTCGAATGGAACTTTAGCCAGTGAAGTGATACCCCACTGAGCAAGTCCGGCCATGCCGCTGGCCATCACGCTTTCGTACAACTCGCGAGCTTCTGCGTTATCCTCGGCTGGGGCCGGCGCCACCGCAGCACCGATGGCCATCATCATATTGTCGGGAACGGTAACGCCGGCGCCAATCACGGCACACGCCAGGCGGATCGCCCACTCTTCGGCCTTTCTCGCCGGCATTTCGGTGATTTTGAACTGCTTACCCTTGTCACGGTTATCTGCTTCAACCGTGAATACGATGCTTTTACGAGCCATTTTTGTTTCCTGAATGAGTTATCTGGCAATAAAAAAGCCCACCGTAGTGGGCCATTCAAAAACCACGAATTTGTGGTTTTCATGATTCGGTAAGCGCACCAGGAAAACCGGGCAATGCCAACTGACCTTGCTTGTCCAGTTGCTCAATGCGTGAAAGTAGCTGGGGCTTCTTCTCTTTCCCCCACCGGCGTAACAGGCGACCAGACATACTGGCAACATCCTTCTCTTTCAGGAACTCCAGCATGACGGCGTTACGCTCTTCTTCAAACTGGCGCCGCCCAACCTGAAGCATCGCGTACATCCAGTTGAAGGCGTTGATGTAGGCGATCTTGATACGCATCGCCTCTTTTTTGGTGTAGGACATAACCAGAAGCATCAATCCATCTTTGCGGAGGCGATAGAACTTCTGCGGCTTTCCGTTCTGCAACTCATTGTTTTTATAGCAAACCTCAAAATTGAGTTTTGTATCGAACTCTTCAGGGCATGCCTTAATAGTTTTTTCGATATCACGAATAACGTTGTCAGGACGCTTTCCAAATGCCTTAGCCACCATAAACGAGTCAGTTACCGGGTCGTTATCGGCCACAAAAATCAGATCGCGGAAGTCTAACCCATTAATTACTGTTGGATATTTCATATCGGCTTACCTTTTAGTGATGAACCTTGTCACACAGGAATCCGGCCCACAGAAAGGCACCGATAGCCAAACCGGTATCCTCAAGGGTCATCCTGAAAGGTTCTGTGTTGTGATGTGCGCGTGTGAAGCGCGGGGTATTGCGGGTATAAAAAAGCCCGGACTTAGCCGGGCTGATTTTTTTATGCTGAGTAGTCTGCTGGGGTAACAGTTTCCCACTGGATGAGTCCAGTTACCGGCTGAAGAACACGGCCGGCAGATGGCATGCGGCGTGCACGCTGCAGGATGCCGTTGGTCATGATGTACTTTTTGCCCAGCGACGGCAGGATCACCGTCCCATTAACACGCAGCACAGACCGCGTGGTCATCTGCGTGGTTTGCCAGTTGTCGATGTACTTAATCGACGGGGATGATGCCGCCAGATGGAAAGTCCACGGCAGATCACCATAAACAAAACCACCCAGCAGTTTACCGTCAGCAGTACGCTGGTACTCTGCCGTGTCGGTATCACCCATTTCGAAGATGTTTTGCGCTTCGAACTGCTCCAGGTTAAACCCGGATGGGTAGAGTTCAGCGATTACCAGCTCAATGATGGCGTCTGCCGACGTAATATTTTGACCGGCCATTACTGCACCTCCACGCTGTTAACGGTGATACCCTGGATGATCCCGCCATCGGTGTACCAGAAGTAAACCGTTGGCTTGGTACGCGCGGCGCGCATTGCCGGGGTGAACGGGCCGATATAGACGTAATACCCTTCAGCCAGAAGCGAATCCGTAACATCGACGCCAGCGATGGCGTTAATCTGGTCGATCTGCGACTGGTCAAGATCGGTGCCTGCAGTCATGCCACCCCATGCCCTGAATTGCTCAATGGTCGGCTTCATGCACGACTCAATACGAGCTTTCCCGGCTGCTGCGTAAGGCAGATTGCTCGCCTGCTGGAACAGCGCAACGAGAGCCGCCTGAAGCTGAGCATTTACCCATACCTGACCAGCCCAGGCGTCAAGCCACGCATAATCACCGGTAATAGAGCCAGGCGCCCACTGGTTGGTTTCGACCGCATTCGAGGCATAGTTGCCGTAGAAGTTATAGCCGTTGGCCTTAGCCGCCTCGTAATCAGTATCGTTGCTGATCATCGGCAGCAGGCCGGACACCTGACGACCATTCAGAGAACAGCGCCCATTGGCCTGCGTGAAGTTCAGCGCAGCCACAAACCCCATAGCGTTTGCTGCGTGGTTCGGATAACCATACACCGGGCAGATGTCGTTATAGGCGTAGGTGTTGATGATGTCGTACACCAGTGCATTCGAGCTGCCCGCCACGATTGCCGTTCCTGATGCGTCCCATGGGACATAGGCAAAGCGGTGGTTCTGGCTGTTTGTCCAGAGAGCAAACGCATTAGCCTGGTCTTTGGTGACAGCGAACGTCGTGGAGAATGTTACCCAGTCCTGCTCTTTGGCCAGAATGGCAGTAAAGATATCGTCAACCACTGCCGGCGCCGCACCCTGAGAGATCACCGCGCCGGTCGCTTCGGTCAGTTTCAGACCTGTGGCCAGCGTACCTTCATCGGCAAAGGTAATGGTGCTATCCACGCCTGTGGTGGCAGAGGTGATGATGAATTTCTTCAGCACGCTATCCCAGGTCACTACAACCGAGGAGCCAATGCCGGTTTCAATCAGCTCTGCCGCGTTATCAAAACTGGTCGCGCCGCTGAGGTTGATAGCCGCAGAAGTCTCCTCCGTACCATCAACGGTCAGAGTCAGCGTACCCGAAAGCAACTTGAGCTGTGCCAGCGTGGTCGCGGCGTGCGATCCGGAACGAAGGAATGCCGCCACTGCTGCAGTATTGAATCGGCTAAAATACAGCTTGCCAGGCATCTGTGTTTTACCGGTGAATGCGGCGAAATACAGCACCGCGGCGGTGTACTCAATCGACGCGCTGCCGAAGTACGCCTTTACCTCATCCGCACTGGAAAATGAGGGTACTGCACCAACCGGCGCGTATGCGCTGTCGGTCAGGAACAGGCCATTGAGATCAATAGCTGTCCCTGTCGCCTTCAGTACGCCGGGAAGCATCTGGGCGATTTTTGATAGCGAAATTGCCATTTATTATTTCTCCGGAGGAAATCTCACGTCGACCGGCTGCGATATCACATCTGCGCCTGTCATAAACTGCTGAGGAACGCTGACGACAATCAGCGGGTTTGCGTGGAATTCAAGCGTCCAGCGGGATTCCCACTGTTTCTCGCCGTTGATCATCGAGGTTTGCCGCGGGGGGCCGGAATAAAGCGGTACCAGGACATTTGCGTTTTCCCTGAACCAGGTGCATGCGAATTCGGAGCGGGCAATGCGCGAAAAGATGGTGGCATTGTTTTGCGCCTGATCTCCGTAGAAATCGAGCTGACATTGCCATTCATCAACGCGGCAAAGTTCTGCCCGCCCGTAATCGCTAACGCCGTCATACTCGTAATTGACAGCACTGGTTGAGAGGTCCGTCAGAAAAAGCGGCGTCATAGTAATGAAGCCGCCTTTCGGCATGGGGGTCTGATTTTGCTGAGTCTGCGTGATCTCTGCGTCCGGGAAGAGGACGGAAAGGAAATCGCCAGTCGCCTTAAACAGATCGCTTTCAGTGACCTGCAGGCCTACGTCAATTGTTGACATGCGATAACCCTCGTCCAGTCCGGCCAGATTTCAGGCACATCCACGACCAGCCACGTTTCATTGCCGATAACGAACTTATCGCCGCCCTGCTGCCGATCCCTGTTAATCCCGCACCAGTTGCCATCCGTCCAGATACTGACCAGCACACCCTGGATATTCATGTTATCCATGTGCCTGATATCAGCCTGACTCAGCGCCTGCTTTTGCACCATCATCGTTACCGGCGGCGCGAAGCCAGGAGAAGTCGAGTAATCCGGGTTTTTGATTGGTCCGATCGAGCGGTAAATCTGCGCCTCGACGCGAGGATTAACCGCGCTAATGGCGCTTCGCACTATGGAATGAAGATTCACTCTTTCACCTCGTAGTCGACCGAGTTCAGCATGTGGGCCGAGTCGATTAACGGGTCATTAAACCCTTTTTTGTCGACCGTGCTTTTTGCGTTCGGCGGCTCAGAAAAAGCGATGATTGACGACTGAATCTGCCCCTTGATCCGCTCCCCCATCAGCGCCAGGCTTTTGCGGGCGTCAAAATCGTTTGCCTTCATGAGTTTCCCGAGCTCTCCGCCCCACTCCGGACCATGTTCAGAAATAGTCTTCCTGAAGTACGGCCGGGATGGGATCGTAACGATATGCTCGGGTATCATTACTGACTGCGCGAAATTGGCCTTTGATGGCTTTGCGAAGCGAGAAACACCGTCACGGCGAACGTAAAAGTTCAAATCCCGGGTATGCGCCGGGATTTTTACAGTGCCGCCAAATTCGTTGGTGGCTGCCACAAGTGCTACCGGCGTCCCGTCTTGGTACTTAGCCCCCTCCAGGAACCCCACCTTCAAATCATCGCCAGAGGACAACCCCTTTGCGATAGACTGCAGATGCTCCATCAGCTTATCGCCGCCTGACATTCCATCCATAGCTACCTCCGGATGAATGAACGACGGTTATAATGGCCAGGGTACATCGAAGGGGATGAGCCAGGGACATAAAACCCGGTCCTGTAAGGCTTTGTGGCCTCCCAGTAAGCTGACCCGTAAGTAGTCTGCTTATACCACCAGGAGCTTTCGCTTGAGGGCCCTGCATCAGCTGATACTGACACTGACCCCTCCGATGCGCTTGCCACACGGCCAACCAGACCAGAAGCCTTTTCGCCGTTTACGCCTGAATTTAGCGCCGCAATGTGCGCAACCAGCATGTTCAGGAAAAGAGCCCGGATAGAGATATCTTTTACCGGGCTGCTGTCCGTGTTATTCAGGTAAATCGTTGCCTCCGTGAAGTACGCATTAAGCAGCGTATTACTTACGGCATCGAACTCCGGATAACGCTCACGAAATGCGGCAACATCAAAGACAACGATCGCCATTATTTTTTGTCCGCCTTCTCAATGCCCGGAGCCGGGTTGTTCTGATCCAGTCCTTCCAGACCAGTTTTCTCCGAAGCGTTTTCATTCGCTTTCGCCTGGGCGCTGCTGGTTTTCGCCTGGGCAAACACCAGCTCTTTGCGAACGTAGGGCTGATCAGCATGTACTGCCAGCCACGCCTCAAAGGCTTCCTTGTCCACGTTTTCGGTCAGGCCGTAGCCGCCGACAACGATAGAGGAGTTGGAGCCGTTAAGCTCCACTTTGTACCCGCCCTGCTCCAGGATCAGGCCGTTCGGCAGTTTGCATCCTACAGTTACTGTTTCGGCCATGTTACACCCCGATCATGCTGGCAATGCCCAGCGGTTGACGAATGATTGCACCCCAGGTGCCACCGGATTTTTTCTGCCGCCAGGAAGACTCTTCCACCACGACAGCGTGGGCGCGCATCTTCTCGGTGAACGCTGCGTAAGCGGTGTCCTGCTCACCCAGACGCTCAACAATCAGCTGCACAAGCTCGCCTGCGTCGGTGCTGTATTCAACAGCGGTTTCGATACGCATGTTCGGGAAGTTTTTCTTCAGCTGATCGGTGACGTTCACGTTGTACTGGTTCGTCTTGGTCAGGTTGACTTCCATTTCCGGCGACATGCCGAGCACCATGCGATCGGTACGCTCTACGAGGCCTTTGGTCTGAGAGACCAGCTGCTTATAGAGGCGACCGGAAATGTCGTCATATACAGCCTGCCCGTCTTTCGTTGCCCAGGTAACGCCACCGCCGGAACCAGTCGCCGCCGGAGTAACCGAAGCGCTCAGAGACGGATCGTTGAGCAGACCGTAGTTTTCCAGTCCGGCGATGCCGTAGAAGTAGGACTTGTTCTGGAACTTGTTCAGCACAAGTGCAGAGGCCACGTTGAGCTCGGCGGCATAGCCGATACGCCCGGCGCCGTACATGTCCAGCTCGCGCTCACCCCAGCGGGTGTGAGTCTGATAATGGAACGACTGGCGCGGCACCCAGTTGACGTTGGCGGACGTCATGCCGTTGTTGTTGAAGTCGCCGTAAGCGCTGGTTTCGCCAGTCGACTCGACGATCGGGAACTGCGAGGTCAGCGTCGTCCAGTCGCCTTTTTTCACTTCACCGATAATCTCTGCGGCCTTCATCGGCGTTACGAGAACGCGGATAAGTTCCGGATCGACGTAGTTCGTGAAGTAGGCCGGGATACCGGCGTTATTCGCAGTAACCATTTGCGGCTGGGCATCCATCGCCAGCGCGAAATTCTCCGCAAACTCCGGCTTCAGGTAGTCCTTCGCGCCGGGCAGCACAATGCCATATTTCCCGCTGGCTGCGGCGTAGTGTCGCTGAAATTCGTTCATTACTTGCTCCAGGTGCTGATTTTGACCAACTCGCCAGCGTCACAATCGCTTGCGGCATAGAATGCGGTCTCGATAAAACCGGCCACGGTTGCGCCGGCTGCGGCGACTTGCACCTCGCCGGTGGTCAAGGATGCAAAAACCTTCTGCCCGCGGGTGGCAGCGGTTGACGTTTTGGCCCAGAAGTCACCGGCAACCATCAGGGTGATTTCGCGGCCGGGCTGGATAAGCATGGATGCCTGACCCAGCCAGATGGTGATCGACGCCTGCCCATCACGATGGACAAAGCCAGACGGAACACCGCTACCGGCATTGGAAGCCACACCGTCAACAGCCCAGGCAAAGCGGCCGACAGTAAGGCCGTCATTGCCAGCAACCAGAGCGCCCTCGCCAGCCTGATAGGTCGCGTGAGGGTTGGTGCCAGCAAAGGCCCCTTCGACGCCGGGGGCCGGATACTGGTTAATTCGTGTCTGAAAACCTGCCATGTTAACCTCGTTTCAGTTTGCCAGCGGTCGGGAATGCTTTTTCGAACTCACTGACGGAAGCGGAATCCTGCGCAATGACAGGGCGTGAATTTTCTTTCTGACTGATCGCCATTTTGACCATCGCCGGATAAGCGGACGGGTGAACGCCGGCGATATCCACACCGCTTTGCTCAAGCGCGGTGCGATAGACATCTTCGGCTGAGTCCATGGCAACGACGTCGCCGATCAGCGGGCGCACAACCTGCTCGGCTTCACGGATTTTCCGGAAGTTTTCCGCGGCCTTTTTAGTTGCGCTGTCGGCTGCCAGACGAATCGCAGAGTCCATCGCCGTTTTGGAGACTTTGTCGTCTTCTTCATCGTCTTCATCTTCGGCGGTTTTTTTCTTGTCCTTGTCTTCGTCGTCGTCCTCATCGTCCGCCGTTTTTTTCTTATCCTCGTCGTCGTCTTCGTCGTCGGCGGTTTTGTTTTCTTCTTCGTCTTTCTTTTCGGCCTCATCAAGAGCCAGAAGAGCTTTGCGGACTTCTGCCTCCAGATCAGCATCCTGCGCCAGAAGTGGCTTAAGGGTGGCGCGGATCGCCTCTGCCTTATGTTTACGCATGTGGTTAAGCTCCGGTGGTAATGAATCTGCGACCAGTACATCTGGCCCTGCGCGGCCGTCAGGGACCAGCGCTTCGTGGTTTCCGAAAATGTCACGCATAACGCCGTCATAAGGCTCGCCGTCAGGGGTAACACCCGGGGTCATGTCTGCGACGTACTTGTACGATGCAGATAGCTCTCGCTGCTCTCCGCTCTCAATTCCAGCAATCGCGCTGTTATCCCAAATCGACATACCAACCGTGAGATACGTGCCGTCAAACTCCGCATTGGAGTGCGTCACGCCAACACGAAATTCATTTGGCGGATCGGTGGGGAAATCGGGGATGTGCTTGCTGAGTACGGGGATGTTATTGAAGGTTTTGGCTGCTTTACGGAGCTCGTCCGGGTGGCGCCAAAGCCGGTAAAGTTTGTCAGGTTCGAGACCAAGCTCTTCGCTTCTTGGTATCTCTCGTCCGTAGTAGGCGTTGACGTTTGCCTTGCTGATATTCGTTCGTGAAATCTGAAGGCGGCCATTTGCGTCGATGGTGCGCACAGAGGCGCGATCGAAAGCTAAGCACTCTGTGGGGTTCATTGCTCAATCCTGTTTTGAAAGCCCTGGAATGACAGCCTCCCAGGTGCAACGACAATTTGGTAATTCGCCTGGCATGATGTGCTCGCCATCAATGAGCATCCCCTCCGAGAGGTCGAAAAGCCTGCCATTAGCTTTCACATGGGACTGGCGAGGCTTCTTACCTGCATGGGAGTGCTTCCATATACCCTGGGTAATGCCTAGCGCCTGCTGTCGCGCAGACTGAACGACTGAGGTGGCCTTGTTGTTCTGATCTCGGGCAATGAACGCCGCACGGCGCCGGGTAATCCCGTATCGCTTCTGGAGTTCATCGGTGAGATAGGACAGGTCGCGCCCACGCGCTACCGACCGCATAACCAGCCCTTCCACCTCGGTGAAATACTTCTCGTGGATGGATCGGATAAGGCCGACGTTCTCGGCGATGGTCGCCTGAAGAGCGTTATTCATCTGCGAGGTCATCTTGAACTCGACAGTAAACCCCGCATCTTTGAAGGCTGTGGCCAGTGACGCATCCGCGTTTTTCATGGCGTCGTTAGCGAATCTGTCGGCCAGCTTTTGCGCCATGTCATCAAACCGCCGCGTCCAGCGCTTAGCCAGTTTCTGCATGGCATTCCGCATCATCACTGCAGGCGATGCATCCATGGCGACAGCCGCGCCGCTGGCCCGATAGTTTGCCGACAGCCAGTAAACAACAGATGCCTGCATTTCCTGCACCTGCTTATCAAGCTGTCGGCGGTACCATGCTTCGACGCCAGCGTTAGGCCTGATAGGCCGGATAGTTTTTGGCTTTTTCTTTCCGGTCATCAGGAATTCCTATATTGGCTTAAACTCCTCTCCATCTAGACGAATAACCTTGATGGGTAGCGGAGTATCTTTCAGCTTTTGCAAGTCGCCATTTTCGGGGTTGTATTTAATGGAAAGATGGGCGCGATATTCTGGGTATGAATGTTCTGCACCAGAGGCCTTCAGCTCCGCAAATCGCTTTTGCAGGTCAGGGCTTTCAAGATGCATAACCAAGGCTCGCCAAGGCTCCTTGCCCATAATTTCGAAATCGCCACTAATTTGTGCCTCATAAACCCTAACAGGGTCAGCATCTACCGTGATTGGCTTGTTGCGTGAGTACATGAGTGTTACATGCATGTCACTCGGGGCGATTAAATTATTTATGCCAAGAGATTCAAGGTGCGAATATATGGCGGACGCCGTTTCTGCATCGGGCTTGACACTTGCATACCCATTCATCTGATTCGAGTCATTAGCTGTCACGGTGGGCTCTTCCTCTTCGTCGTAGTCGTCTTCGATTTCGAGGTCATCATTCAGGTCCAGAGAGTGATAGGGCGAGTCCGGGTCACCGGCAATTTTTTCACGGACTTCGTTTCCGGAGAGCACGCTGGCGGCCACATAGACAGCGTCCGTATCCGCATCTACTTTGCGAATTTCCGCCCGCTCTTTAGCGCTCATTTCGTACAAGGGCTCAAAGTCGAAGGTTATGCCGTCGTCAATGTCGCCAAACTCAGAGAGCTGAATGATGTCCATCACACGCTTCAGGTTGTCTTTAAAAACAGACTGCTGCAGGGCGTGAATGTAGTCGTAGAAAACGCGGATTTCGCCGTCAGACGTTGCGTTAAGGCCATTTGGAGTGATGCCCAGAAGTTTGACGAGCGGGATGCTCGAAACCGCAGACATGTGCTCCTGCGACTGTGCCTGCAAGGCATCCAGACCGTTAAGCGGGGCGTTAACGAACTCAACCGTTTCTGGCTGGGTAGGGTTGTTGTCTTTAGCGAATGCGCCACGGTTATCACGGCATCGGTTGAAGACATCAAGCCTTGCCAGAAGACTATCTGCCCCACCGCCCTGCAGAATCGTGCTCATATTTGTTCCGATTACCGGAACTGAGAACGAGTGGATCATGTCGCTGACGCTGTCGCGGGTGCGAAGCCAGTTATTGACGTATGGCTCGGCAATCTGCGAGAGAGACAGGCCGCGGAAGTTATACGATGCTTTCAGCAGATCAGGTACCTGCCGCGAGACGAAATCAATCATCCGGCTTGCATGTACGGTCCGACCCATGACAAACCACTGCGTCGGCTTGTAGAAATCCGGGCTCAGCGGGTTGTCGGAGTTATAAATCCCCGGATAGGTCCAGATGGGCTCGATGACCCTGAACCCCTGCAGGCTGCCTTTCGTGATTTTCTTGTCGCTCATGAAGAGCTTCGATTGCAGCTCGTTGTCGTCCATCCATGCGGAGATTCCCCGCGGCGAACGAACGTCGATGTAAATCTGGCCGCCGCCAAAATAGCCGTCGTGTTCTGCGGCTTCTTTAAAGCGCTCGCGCACCTTAAACCGCTTCATGGCCTCTTCGAGCTGTTTTACCCGATCCGCCTTGTCTTCATCGCCGACAGTTTTGAGCTTTATCCATTTGCGGGTCATTTCTTCCGCGATGGTGCCGACCATCTTGCGATATTCAGGCTTTTGCGCCAGCGTGGCCAGGTACGGATAGCCAGGGAAGCTATCAAAGTCACCGTAGCCGTAACCGCCATATGCAGCATTGAGGTCATCGTAAGGCGTGGAGTCCATTGCCAGAATGGCGCTTTTGATAGCCTCGGGGATCACCCCTTTCGGCGGTTCGTAGCGTTGAAACTCTCTTTTCGGTAATGCGTGGACTTCGGTCACGGCCTCTGGCCTGATCCCGACCTTCGACGCTTCAGGTTCTTTTGCCGGCTCAGGCGCGGCGACTTCTTTCTTTTTAAACCACCACACTTAAATTCTCCTGAGTTGATTCGGGTCGATAACCATCGGCTGCGGGCCGGAAATCAGGTTGTCGTCGATTGCGTCCATCCAGGTATCGAGGATGTCGTCGTTGTCGTGACTGTCATCAGCGGAGAAAGCAGCGCATTCCGTCATCGCCGTCAGAACCCACTCCGTTGAGCCTGCGATCGTGCCGTCCTCGTAGAAGATGCTGGAAAGCTTCTGTCCGTCGTCGGTGTGCGTCGCGGGGACAAACACTTTCCCGGTTTTGATTTGGGGGATGACGTTAAGGCAGCGAACGAGCTTGTTCTGCCCGGTACCGCGCGGAATTTCCCTCACCGGGATGGCGAGCTGCCCGGGCGTCTGGCTACGTTTTTTCAGAGTGGTGATGAGGCCCTGTCCGGCTTGCTTCTCTTCAATGGCCATGTGGCGGAGCGGCATAACCCGCATGGAGCCAGACAGGCGCCATTTTTCCCAAACCTCTTCCGCTTTCTTCAGGAGGTCTTCCGGGTCCCACCGACCGCGAACGACGTCGATGATGTACAGATTACCGTCCACGCCCATGCCAGCCAGCGTAAACACGGTGTAATCCAGCCAGTCCTCTACCTTCCCGCTGTTCGTATCGACGTACACAGCGCGGTGAGTAAGTTTCGGCAGAGTGGTGTACGTTCTGAACCAGCTGGTGTCGATGATCCCGCCAGTCAGCGCCATCGGGTTTTGCTGGTATTGCGACAGGAAGGTATAGCGATCCTTTTCCCACAGCTGCAGGAGGTCGTTAACGTCTTCCATCTGCGGCCAGTAGGACCAGTAGCGAACGCCACCAACGACCACAGAATCGGTATCTTTGACCGTTTCCCAGCAAAGCGAACGCCATGGCTCATCGAGCGACTGGATGTACTTCTCGTCGATCATGGCTGGTATGGCGACATGGTGAAACGGCACGCCCATTCCGCCGGCAAGCATGAAGCCCGTTGCGTCGTCGGTGTGCAGACGCTGCTGAATGCTCACAAATGGCGTAGGGTGCTCTTTCGACTTATCGCCGCGCCGCGATCGAATGGTGTTAACCAGCAGCGTATTCGCGCTTTTGCGTCGGGACTCGCTGAGCATGTCCACCGGCTTGTTGTAGTCGTCCAGCATCACCATGCCGGAGAACTCTGGTCCGTAGTATCCACCACGACCACCGGTGATCTGCCCGTTGCTTGAGCGCGATACCGTCTGTCCTATAGAGCGCCCTCGCTCGTCCTTTATCTCCCACTCTTCTGCCTGGTTGACACCAAACGAGCAGGGCCAGAACTCCTGATATTCACGGCTGGCGATAATGTCGCGGGTGCGCCGGCTGTTACGCTTTACCAGCGTGTCAGCAAAAGAGATATTCAGGTTGCGAAAGCGTTTAAGCCGCTTCTCCTGCACCAGGGCGTTGACATACGCCGGGAAGTGAATGGAGAAGAACTCAGTTTTCGTACCGCCTGGCGGGATGTTGATAATCAGGTTTCGCGGGACAAGGCGCCCGGCAAGCAGATCATCAATTTTCGAAGCCATCAGGCGGTGATGCCAGTTAACCAGCAACCGGTCGCCCTGAATCAGCTCGAACCATATCCGGGTGAAGTTCAGGAATGACTTCGTGGACTTTGAACGGATGATCACGCGCTCCGGGAATGACAGGTCATCCCATTCGATAATTCCGCTCATATCAGTCCAGCCCTTCTAACCTTCCCTCCAGCTTCTGCTGGGCCTTCGCATAGTCTTCAGCGGTGTACGTCACCTGATTCAGCGGGCCGCCGTCTTTACCGGTCAACTCGGTTTTCTTCGGAGCGTCCCAACCCTGCATTTCGGCCAACTGCTTAATTGCCGCTTTGGGGTCGTGCATCTTCAGCTTGATGCCGTCCTTTCCCGTAGTGAGCTCGGAGATTGCACTCATCGCGTCAGGGTCCTGAAGAGCGGAATCTTTGAAGCTCCACACGGCCTGGAAAACAGGATTGCCATCGTCATCTTCGCCAACGATGCTGTTGCTGAACTCGGCTATATCAGCGATGGATGTTCGACCCATCTTAGAAAGGCGCTTTAACGCCTCCTCTCGGGTCATGATTGCCTCGTCGACAATCTCGCCCTGCACTGATTTGAGAAAGGCTTGCACACCAAGATTTGTAAAGATCTGACTCGCCGAGTTGCGAATGGCTTCTGGCGTCTTAGCCTTCCCCTTCGCAGCCTTATAGGCGTCCGTCTGGTTCTTCCCTTTGATGATTGCAAGTGCGAATCTTTTTTGCAGCGGAGTCAGAGCATCGAAAAGCTGCTGCTGATCAGCTGTAAGCTTTTTCGACGCCATACAGAATATTCCTCTGGGTTGCTCGAATACTTACCGGGGAATTTTTTGATCGGTAAGTTGTGAAACTTATATAAAACTCTGTCAATGGCGCTTTTAACGCACCATTTGCAGAACTTTATAATTACGCCTGCTTGCCAATTACAGGGCCAATCCGGATACACTTCTTAGTGAGCCAGCCCCAGCGCAAAAGCACCGAAAGGATGAGCAGCGGCTTCATGTATGGGCGAAGCGTAATTTCCGCCGTCAGAGTTCCAGTAGTGCGCATATGACTTACCTCGTTGTGACATTATCGAGCCACCTCTGGAAGTGGCTCTGTAATACCTAGGCAATCATTTTGATACCTGAGTTTTAGCTATTAGTGATGAATATCTGATCAGCTACATACTGGAGCTGTTATTCTTCAACGGAAGGCCACCACAATTATCTGAAAGGAGTATTTATGTCTGAACTCGAAGAGCGCATTGCTGATCTTGAAGGAATCGTTAGCGACCTGCAACTTAGCGAACATGCATCAAGAATCGCTATCACCATTCTTAGTTCAGTTGTGAATAGCATGTCCCAGACCCCTGGATTGTTAGCTCAAAGCTATGCTGATGCAGCCGCCAAAGCCGGCCCGATAGAGTTTGACTTTCCTACGCCAGAAGGTTACGAAGAGCTTCTTCACCAGCGTGTTCTTTCACTTCTCTCAAAGAGTGAAGAAACCAATTAATATACACATCAACCTTGAGGCAATAATACATATTGCCTCAAAGCCTTCATCCCTACTGCAATCCTCTTCTCCTTTCCGCCTGCCTGATGTCAGCCTTATCACGGTTGCACTGCCCCAGCGCTGATAGCAGTCCTACGCCAAAACACAGGTGTATTCCTCCGCAATATGGTCTGGGTTGCGAAATGATTAACCATATTTAGATACACGATGTATTGTTTAGTCATTAGCTGTTCATTCAGCGCCCCGTTTACTTTTGGATATCCTCTTCGGGGTTTTTTATCACGCCGACCTCGCCATGCAGGAATGGCAATGTAGCCCCGCTACTGACTCACTGCACGGTAGTAGGCCTGCCAACGGTATTTATCTAACCGCAGTTGGCGCAGGCATTGAGCGGTTTCGACGTCTGACTGCAGGTCTTCGTCGCTGTCTTTCCCTGCGTCACTTGCTTTGCACGGCGCCGTCATCAAATCCGGGGATGGCGTTGGCAGCGTCGATAGCTCGCTGGCGCAGCTGCACAGCATCATCGTCAAACCGGCACACAGTACGATTCGGAGACTGGACATATTTCACCACGTCGCGGGTTATGGTTAGGTAAATGACCTTGCCCTCTTCTGTAGCAGCAGCGGCCTTTTGCTCTACCGGCTGGATAGTCTTTTCGGCTTTCTCTTTCCTCTTCGCCGCGAGGGCGTTGATATGGTCAGCGTGAGAATTCCAGCCTGAACGCCACGAGAAAAAGCAGGAAAGCAGCAGGATGACTACAGCGCTGATAATGGCGGTTAACCGGCTCATTTTTGACTCCAGAGACAAACCTCGCGCTCAATTTCGCGGCGAGTTACCAGACCTTTCCACTGTTTGCCCTTGGCATAAGTCCAGCGGCGCAGCTGATCACATGCACCTTTCTGGTCGCCCTGGTTGATTTTGCGCAGAAGCGTGGAGGTCTGGAAGTTGCCAGCGCCGACGTTATAAGCGAACGAGTACAGAGCCCCGCGCATTGTCTCGGGGATCGGCTTCTGGATGTATGGGTTAATCTGGCGTGCGACGGCGCTCAGGTCTTTACTGAGAAGCGCACGGCATTCAGCCTCGGTGTACTTCTTGCCGAGCATGATGTCTTTGCCAGTATGGCCATAGCAGACAGTCCAGACGCCTACCACATCCTGATAAGGGTTGTATCGCACACCTTCAAGACCATCGTTCCCGGTTGGGCCAGTGATGAGCGCAGAGGCAATGGCTATGGCGCCACCGCCGATGGCAGCGATAACGCTATTCCTCAGTTTTGGTGTCATAGCCATTGAGCCGATCCTCGCGTTCTTTCCGCCGGTAGTACCAGTTCACCCCACAGGTGGTAATGGTGCAGGCGATACCGACGATAATTGCCCAGTCACTCAGGGTCATCCCCGCTATTTTGTCGGCCAAAATCCATACCTCTGCCTTAACTGCCCCGGCATACGCCTTTGCTGAGACACCGCAGCCCGTCAGTGCGGTCCCGGTGCCGTATGAAAGTCTGCTGTAAATGGTGCTCATTTTTGTCATAACCTCACCTCCGTTGATGACGGATGGCGCTGTGCGTAAAGGGGAAAAGAGGCCCAGACCCTGCGGGCTGATTTATCAACAAAGCACGTCGGGGGTGATTCCCGAGGGTCTGGGCATGCTCAATAAAAAAACCCGCTCAAGGCGGGAAGAAATACCAAGGGTAAAAAGTGACGGCGCGGTAGCCGTAATGGTCCCAAGGTAGAGGGATTGGCGGCCTGCGACGCTGTTGCAGCAGCGCCCCTGATGGATTGGATTATGAGCCCGTCATCAGGTCAGGCCATTATCTGGCGCACCATTCAGGATTCGAACCTGAAACCGATAGCTTAGAAGGCTATTGCCCTCTCCGGTTGAGCTAATGGCGCTGAATTGGTGCCGACTAACGGATTTGAACCGCTGCCCATTCGCTTACAAGGCGACTGCTCTACCATTGGAGCTAAGTCGGCTAATTTGGCGGGACGACGTGGAATAGAACCACGATAAGCAGGTTAACAGCCTGCCGTAATGACCTTTATACGATCGACCCTCAATCTGGTTCAGGGCTCTGCGCGGAAGGGCTTTAACGTGTCGTGCAGCACGTCTCTACCCAAGAGCCCTGACCGGATCGCAGGCATAAAAAAGCCCAAGGCGTTAACCTCGGGCTTGAATTCTTTGTGTGTCGACAATCGAAGCTATGGCGACGATATCAGATTTACATGGAATATATGCCTTTCAGTTCGGTTTTGCAAGACTTACATCTAAATTTGTCGCCTTTTGTTGTGAACGTGATCGCGTTACCGATATGAGAGCGTCGCTATCAAGCTTCACAAAACTGCTGCGCAGCGCCAGCCAATGAGGGAGGTAGGTTTCTGTCCATGTGGACTTTGCTACACCAACCAGCTCCGCCAGCGACTGGTATTCATACGTCTCCCGCCCTGCCAGCTCGGCTTTGACATCCTGCGCCGCCAGCCAGATAAGTTGACGAAGGCGATCGACAGTCTTCTTCGCAATGCGTATGCCGGCCAGCTTCTCGCTGAATTGCTCCCATGCCCACCGGGTGATCGTCTCCTGGTGCTCCCAACAGATATTGTCGCTGTAATTCCACAGCAGCCATGCTTTCTGATGCTCTTCCAGCGACAGCAGAGCCCGGCGCCAGCTTGCCGTCGAATACTCAACGGGCAGAACGAGAGCGATCGATGAACCCTTAGCGCGTGACTGATTGCCGCTCATCGGCGGCCCATCCGGGTTAACCATGCGTTGTTTGACCTCGCTATAAACTTTCTTCCTTCCCCGGCTGCGCGCCGTAGCGGTGAATTGCGCGTTTTCTGCAAAGGCTACCAGTTGCCCTTTCGTCGCGCCGCTCAGATCGGCGGTGGCCACTATCAGCTGCTGGCGAACATACTGGAGGTATTGGGTATTAATCATGCTGTCTCTCCCAGGGTCTGATAGATGCGAACGAAATTTCTCAGTATGCGGTAGTCAACCAGTACGGTGCCGCGGTGACGGCAGAGGCGGAGCTTTTGCCAGCGGTCGCGGACGAGTTCGATAACGTCACGGCTCATTTGCCAGTCCTCGCCATGGCCTTGGCCATCGCCTTATATGCCCTGAGCACATACGCTCTCTTTCCGTACAGGGTGATCTGGAAGGTAATGCCGCGAGACCCCCAGGTATTGACCGGGGAAGCGTCCAGACCAGCATCCGCAATGCGTCTGGCCATAGCCAGCTGCCAAAACGGGCCAGTCAGCCAGATGCGGGAATAAGCCCCTTCGTCGCTATAGGTGATCTTCATGCGGCCTCCCGTTGTTTTATGAGCGCACGGCGTAGCGCGCTGTAATGGCGCCTGATGCCTTCCAGTTCTTCGATGGTGTATCGGTGAGGGGTGTTGTTGTTTTCGAGCGCCTCGACGCGCTCAGCGCCGATTTTCTCTACCAGAGCGACGCGGTACTGCTGCTGGTTCCCTGACATCTGCACGTTGCAGTGATGGCACTGCTTGTGAATGTTGTCCTCGTTGTAGCGCAGGTGAGATGCTTTACCGCGGGATCGGTAATGCCCGGCCTCCCACTGAACCGTTTCGAACGTGCCGCAGCTGATGCACGGCAGATCGTGGTCACGCTCGCGGATATAGTCGTTAACGACGCGCTGGGTCATGTCTTCCCAGTGTCGGAGAGGTTTCACTGCGGCTTTGCGTTTGCGCCAGGCTGCGCGCTCTTTCTTCGCTTTCGCCTGAGTCTGCTTATCGCGCTTCTTCTCCAGTTCCTGCATGGCAAATTCAGCGCCATGCTCAGGGCAGCACCAACGATGGTTTTCGAATGCCGGGGTGAATTTGGCCCGGCAGATTTTGCACCGGCGCTGAGTACGTTTAAGCATGTGGCCTCCTTGCTCTCAGGCGGAGCCACTTCTTATCGACCAGGCGGGCGGTGTAGTCTTTCAGGGTCGGTATGTCGGAAGGCTTAACTTCAACCTTGCGCTTGCGGCGCACAGGTACGCGGAAGATGCCGCGCTCCATGACCTTAGCGAGCAGACTGTGCATGCGAAGCCCTCCATTCCTGGGCCCATGCAATCCGACTGCTGGACTTCTCGCTGAACTTCACATTGTGCTCGGTGCCGAACCAGTAAATCGCCTCGATCACCTCGACCATGTAGCGCTTGCTGGATTGAGAGGTGCGAACGCCGAAGTAGACGCGGCCGCCGTTGATGCCCGGGGCGGATTTCTGCTCACGCTCCGGGTTTTGCATCTGGCTGACCAGTACGGTGATGAGGTCTTTCCACTCCGCCGGCTCCAGCTTTTCGCCGTGCCAGACCACCTGATCGCTCAGGTCTTTCAAAAGTGGCCACATGAGACGATTCTGTTTGTCGGTGCGGCTTTCTTCGCGCGCCTCGATAATCAGCGGCGATCGGTGGTCTACGGGCAGAGACTGGATGAAGTTGACGACGTTACGCTTAACGTTGTCGTTGATAAGGCAGAATTGTTGCTTCACGCTTCACCTCCGGAGAGGTCAAACGCTGAATGCATAAAATCGCCGGTGGTTTTCGCCATCGGTGACAGGGATTGCTGTAAGGTTTTGTGCGCCATGTGTCCCCACTTGGCGCCGGGGTAAAGTTGTCAGTTGTCCAGACTGACTAAGTAATTATCGCCCTTCCCGGGGATAAAAGCAAAATGAGCATAGGCGAGAAAAAACCAGCCGAAGTGAGGACTGTGATTTGGTGATTACAGTAAGCAAAAACCCGCCAGAGGGCGGGTTTTATTCTGCGGGCTCAAACCCTATATCTTTAAGGGTGCATTCACCTTTACATAAAGCATGGAATTTACGTGCATCAACCCCCGCTTGCTTTGCCATTGACTTTATTAGGTCTCTGGAAAATGGGGAGTTATGTTTATCAACAGTAACTACATGTTTCGACGTTTCCGTTTTACGTATCCACTGCTCATGGGCCGTGCCCGTTTTTGGTTTCATTACGAAACCAAGCGCCTGCAGCGCACGCACAACTTCAGCATACTTCAGCGGGGAAAGTTTCCTACCGAACATATGCTAATCTCATACCGAGGCTTCACAAGGTTCGCTAAACAACTTACTAGGACCTTGTTTTTTCCCGAAGAAAATCCGGAATGCAATAATCCAGTATTTAATCCACATCGAAAGCGGTGCTTTTCGATTAAGTAATTGTTTTGTGTAAGCCGGTTCAGAAAATGCTTCTTCGAGATAGTCACGAACCTGGGCATCCAGTTTGCTCATAGCTTCTGGCATAGTGTCAGCCTGTGCTGCCAAAGACAAATCAAGGCAGGCGGCGACAAACACCCCGTTCTGCTGATAAGCCATGCAACGTAAGGTTTTCATCTCTACTCTCCAGTTCGGCTACCAATATGGTAACTTGCCTGAAGTCTATTACCTTAAAGGTAATCCTTCAACCTTTGGTTGAATCTAATACACTTCAAAACGCCATAGAAACATCACAAAAACACGAAAAATCACCGTGTACCAGGATGCATCTCAAATCTTCCCCTCCTGTAGGGCTTCTGGCTTCGTTTTAGACATGGTTGCAAGACCTTTGTTTTTAGCATGGACAGCACGTTTTGCTCTTTAGTTGCAAGCTTGCTACAAAAAACCCACCTGATGGTGGGTTGTTGCTTTGCGTTCTGCGGGGGATTTAGGCATCGCCAACTTCCTCAAGAATCTTTGAAGCATCGATTTTACTAAGGCGATTAACCATGGCTTCCATCTCCCTGCACATGATTTTTTGAAGCACCCTATCTCTTCTGAAATGGCAAGGTTGTGGTCTGTGCTTACGCTTTTCACGAAACGGAAGAGATGATGATTGCCAGTATCGCTTTCTGAGCGACCCAGACTGCACCATGTCAGACCTGACGATTTCGCCTACCGTACTAGCCCTCGGCATCACCTCACCTCCTGCGGCCCAGCCGGCAGCGGCATCCAGTGGGTTACGATTGGACGGTAATTTGTTTTTCCAACCCATCCACCTCCATCATGCCAACAAACGAATGGTTGTCCGTAAGTACCAAAATCAGCACGTTTTTCAATACAAAGAACAGGCTCAGTATTATCAGGCATCCGATCGCTTACCGGAATCCATTTACCCGGCACGGTAACGACGCTCTGCACCGAGTTCAGAGCGGGGGTATCATGCTGGGCGGCTGCGAGCATGGACTCAGTTTCCGCAATCAGGTTGTGAGGAAGTTGGCTACCTGCATTTTGCATGCCGCGGCCAAATGCCAGCCAGCGCCGTAGCATGGATGCCGAACCATCAGGAATTACCGGAGAGTTGCTAACTTGAGTGGCTGACTCTCTCCCTGCTCTAAATGCAAACTCAGCCATCGTACCAAGCATCTGTTTTGCAGATGTTGTGTAATTATTTTGCTGATAATTTTCGAACCAGAATCTGCCAAACCATGAGTAGAAATTGTCATCAGCATCAGCTTGAACTGACTTTAATTCAGGTATGTCTGGCCCCTTGCGAATCGCCTTTGCAAGATCGACAGGGTCATCGTAAAGCCAGTCTCCTGTTTGCGGGTGGTTTGCTTCAGCAAGCTGCGCAGCCCATTCCAGACCATCTTTGTGTCCCTGCAGGTAGTCAAACGGCAGTTCAACCGGCTCGCTGTCCATTGCGGCCAGCGCCATGCTGGCCAGTTCGCGAATCTCATCCCCACCAATATCTTCGATGTCATCACGGCATGAAATCTGTGAGAGCCATTCCAGGCGCTCTCTGGTTATGGTTGATTTGGTCATGGCCTAATCTCCGTTCTGCCGCCGAGGATGCGAATTGCAATCCGCTCACGAAGGCTGAGTTGCCTGCGTTTTCCTCTGGCGTTTATGATTTCTGGCCTGCCTGCAGGCGGATAGTGAACCCGAACCGACTGCCCATCCAATGCATGGGACGCCTCTAGGAGTGCAGATTTTAAATATGCAGGGCATTCATGCTGCACTCGTTCACCGTCTGAAATAACGCCAGCTATACCCTGCAGAGTTGACGCCAGATTACTCAAATAATTTTTCATATCACTCAGCCTCCACCTTGATGCCAGCCGCATGAGCCGCCAGGCATGCATTGAACCCGTCGTTGTTATTAGCCAGCCCAAGATTCCAGCCAGCAGTTAAGCCAGCTCTGTAGGCGCTCTCCTGCAGGTTTTCTACAGTGACGGCGTGGGACTCGTCATCCAGCGGTGGCAGATCTGGAGTGTTCACGCCAAACAGCGCCGCCAGTGCTCGGTAGTTCTGCTCGGAATGGTAGCGGCCTTTGCAGCGGACCAGTTTCTCGGCTGCTGCGTTGATGGTCTGCGCCTTCTCCAGCTTTTCACCGGCCGACTTAGCTGTTTTTCTCCACGTTGCGCAAATACGTTTCTCTGATTCCAGTGCCTCTACCAGCTCCATGGTCTCCGCCGGGGAAAGATGCTCACCGCATTCAGCGTTGATTCTGGCTCTCTGCGCCAGTTCGGTGATATCAGTCATGCTGCTTGCTCCTGTTTTGGCATCAGCGCATCGCGGACGCTCTGGCGGTAATAGTGGTGGAAGGCGAACGTCAGTCCGAGCTTTGTTGGCCGCTCCTGTTTACCCAGCAGTTTGAGGCGAGTGCAAATGGTCGTCGCCGTCCAGCCAGAGTGATAACCGGCGGCTCGCTTCATAACGGTTTCCGCCAGGATGGTGCGAAAGTCGTCTCGCCCGAAATTAGTATTTTCGAATGCGGCGTTGATTACTTCGTCAGTGAGATGTGCATCGATAGCGTGGCTCATTTGTCGGCCCCCTCGCGCAGCTGCTGGGCAAAAGCGACGATCGAATCATGAAACTCCATCGCTCCTGACGTACGTTTTTCAGCTTCTTCGTAGCTGATATCAAGCCTGTCCATAACACAGTCAGTTTCAAGATAGTCAGAGCAGGCACCCAAAGAAGCGGTAATCGCATCAGCCTTAATCCCGGCTACGATGCGGTCGGTGGCGGGGGTTTCAGGCTTAAGTGCATCCAGAACGGCGTGGATAACCTCTGTTTCGTTTTCAACCCATGACCACTCGGAGGTTTCATTCCAGTCATGATCCATTACTGCGGTTTCCATGAATGCATCGACTGCTTCGGATGGGATTTCCTTCTGGCTAAATACATTCTTCAGCGCCACATTCTCCACAGCCAGCTGCTTAAACGCTTTCGCCAGCTTCAGGAACTTCTGCTCTCTGATCGACAGCTCGCCTGCGCTCTCCAGCGACTGAATGAGTTCGTTTACTGTTGAGATGTTCATTTTCTTACCCCCGCCAGGCACTGGTTAAAAAGGTTGGTCATTGGGTTTACGCCGCCAGGACGCTGGCGATACTGAACCGATGGATCGCTTTCGGTGACAGTTGTTGTGTCGATCAGGGTGTATCGGTAGCTCCTGCACTCACCCTCACGCTTAACCTGGCCGTCACGGTGCATCTGCCACAGGGAGGAATTGACCACTGAAGAGTCAAGCCCGGTACCGCGGCGGATATCCTGAAAGCTGCAGCCAGGATGCTGGCCGATGAAGTTAATAACGGCTTGTTTGCCAGAGTTCTTTTTCATCAGATAAGCCCTCTCTCTTTCCCGCGCAGGTATTCATCCCGCAGCCACTGAGCCGGAGTTAACGCACCGAGCGATGCCGCGTTTGGCATGCATCCGAAGCTTTTCCCTTCAGGGTGAAACCCCTGCTGACGGCTGGCATGGTTTGTCGGAATGGCTTCCTGGTTGTTCTCCAGAGCCAGTACCGGCGACGGTATTTGTTCTCCGGCGGCGACTTTCAGCGCCCAGTCTTCCAGCTTTTTAGCGGCATATTTCTCGGTTTCTGCCTCGCTGAGCTGGCGCTGGTACATTGCTCGCCGGGTATCGGTAACAACCCAGTACATGACAGGGTGAGACCATGGGAAGCGCTCAGCACCGCCGGTATGCAGCCCTTTTTCACGGCTGTAGCGGTGGAACTCGTTCATCACGTCGACAAGAGTCACTCCCAGCACGGTGCCACTGTCCTTGCACCACTTGATGAACTGGCCAGGCGATGGCCAGAACGGCGATTCGCTGGCTCTCGCATGTCGCACTCCGGCGGATAACTGCTCGCGAGTGCGGATCCCGTTTTCGGCAAAAGCCGCAATCCACTGGCGCTTCGCTGTCTTCTCTTCGGCGTCGGTCCGCAGGTTAGTCTGGGTAGACGCCGGGAAGATCTGCTTCAGCTGTCGGAACAGAGAATCAACCAGCCTTTCAGCTTCGAAATCGAGAAGCCTCTGCGGCTCCGTGCTACCTGCGGCCATTCTGGCCAGCGCATCACCATCGCGATTGCCGATCGCGGTCATAAGCTGTGCGGTCATATGAAGTCCTTCCAGCCTTCAGGGCTGTTCCAGTGTGGAGAATCAGGTTCGCTTCTCTGGCGCCCGGAAAGCGGATTAACTCTCGCGTTCCTGAGCCATACACGGAATGCCGAGTTCCAGTCGATCAGCTTTGTGCCGCGGGCCTGGTGATAATCACGAAAGTTCAGCAACTCGGTTTCAATGTTGATCCCTTTCTCCGAGGCAATCGCAATGTGATCTGCCAGTGGCTTGAAGGCAGGAGGGAAAGGTATTTCCCCGTTGGGTGAAATCCCGATCCGTCGCTTTGCAGCCTCGCTGATAAACTGCCCTCGCGCAGAGAGAGAGTCTGGTTCAGTGACTGGTTCAAAAGAGTGACTGGTTCTGGTGCCATCTGGTGGCATAGGGGGTGTGCCATCAGATGGCATAGGGGGTGCTATTTCATGGCATACCCCTGTGCTTTTTGGTGGCATAGGGGTGACATCAAGGTTCAGATAATACACGTTGGATGTATTACCCTTCCCGTTGTTGACCCCAACGCGATTTTCACGCTTGATTAGCCCCATATCCTCAAGCGCATCAATATGGTTGCGAACAGCAGACTTGCTGCATTCGCACTGATCGGCAATGTGTTGATACGAAGGCCAGCATTCGCCCTTGTCGTTGGCGTTGTCGGCCAGCTTGATAAGAACGAGCTTACGCAGTGAGTTTCCCACTTTGACCCCCATTGCTTTCGCCATAAGTGACATGCTCACGTGCTACCTCCGGATTGTTTACTCTTACAGATTTACCAGGCATAATTACCTCGCAATTACCTCTTCGTTTTTGCACCTGAAAGCCGTTAGTGTTCGCGCACTGCGGCTTTCGCCTTTCTGTTCCCACTCATGCTTCAAAGTCACCTTTCTCTCCCGGCCTGTTAGAAATCAGAATGGCCAGCAGCAGCGACATGTTCGGCAGCAGACTTTCCCGCCAGCGACTCACCGTCGACTTATTCACTCCGGCCACTTTGGCGATATTCGTGGTTCCCAGTTCAGCTATCTGGCTGTGTAACCAGCTTTCTATCCTGCGAGCCTCCACTTTGTTGCGTGTCGTTGAACTCTCCATCTGTGATACTTCCTCTGTGTTGTTTGAAAGGCCGCCGGTTAGGCGGCTTTAGGCTTGCTGACTTCCCGGATCTGAGCAGCAGTAAACTGGCCGCCAGAAGCGAGAGCGATCTTTTCTGCGTAGTTGGTTTCGTCGGTGTAATCCGTCCTCGGAAGGCTTCCGTTAGCAATCCATTTGTAAATTGCGCGCGGCGAACAACCACAGGCCTCAGCTACGACAGGAACCCGAATCTTTTTGATGATTTCGCCAAGACTATTCGGTGCCATGTTTAACCCTCGATAATGAACTGTAAGTACATATTATGTCGGAACTGATAGTTCACGCAAGTGATATTATGATTGAACATATGGTTCATGAAGAAAGAGCGCGAAAAGAATTCTCTCAGAGGCTAGCGCTGGCCTGCGATAAAGCTGGATTGATACCACATGGTCGACAGGCTGAGATCGCCAAGAGGATGAAGTTGACCCCTAAGGCCGTAAGCAAATGGTTTAATGGAGAGTCGATTCCAAGACGCGGAACGCTGAAAGCTCTGGCGTCTCACATTGGTACGTCAGCATCGTATCTGCTCGGTGATGTCGATGAGGACGGAATCGATACAGAGGCAACCCCAATCCTGAAAGATGTCTTTCGTATTGACCTGTTGGACATAACGGTTAGCGCTGGGCCTGGGGTTATCAATCAGGAGTTCGTGGAGATCCTCCACTCGGTTGAGTATGCGCCAGCGGAAGCCCGGCACATGTTCGATGGGCGTAAGGCTGAGAACATCCGGATCATCAACGTCCGGGGTGACAGCATGTCCGGCACGATTGAGCCGGGTGATCTGCTGTTCGTCGACATCAGCGTTAAGAGCTTCGACGGCGACGGGATATACGCCTTCCTGTACGACGACACTGCTCACGTGAAGCGCCTGCAGAAGATGAAGGACAAGCTGCTGGTTATCTCAGATAACAAGAGCTATGCCCCTTGGGACCCGATCGAGAAGGAAGAAATGAATCGGGTGCTAGTGTTCGGTAGGGTGATCGGAAGCATGCCGCAGACGTACAGGAAGCATGGGTAAAGCCTTAGCACACAGAGGAAGCATGTCTGATCTGATTATCCCAATACTCATTACTTTGCTGATTATCGGACTGGTTGGGATAGTGCTCAGGCTGGATAAAGTTTTCTTCAAGCGGAAGGATGAGCGGGATGACTTTGAGTGAACCAAGGCATTGGCCTGATGAGAAGTTTTGGTAGAGACGAAACTGAGGCTAGTTTTAGTAAGCTTCTATAGTCGGCACATTGCTGGTGATTAGAGATTGAGCCTCTGTAATCGCTCACATGACAATAATATTCAGGATGACATCTATCAGTGGCTAAAAAAGGTGACTTTAAGCCTACTCAGAAAGAGGTTGATCAGGCCATTTCTCGACCTAAAAAAGTAACCTTTAACGGCGTTACTTGGAATGGGAGCGAAGGCCGCACTCCGATCTGGTTTAAGTTGGATCTCAAGGCCTTTGATGATAAAGGCAACCCAATAACAGGCGTAAGATTCATGCTGCATTGGCGTTCGCCTATCGTTGAAGGCGTTGATATCGTTAAGCTTTCTTTTGTTATGTTTTTTCATGATAAGCGAATATATGCGCTCGACCCATACCCAGCGGACAATAAGCCTCACCGCAATCGATCTATAATTAATCATCCTGACTTTGTTGAGGTTGCTCGCGGCCCGCACTACCACATGTACTTCGAAGCGGCTGGTGAGGAGATAGCACTAAAACTCGATACCGACATCAACCCGGATGACTTTTTGGGCTACTGGAATTATTTTTGTCGGACGCTTAATATCACTTATGAAGGCAAACCGCCTTTACCAAATCAAGATAAATCAGGTCAGCTATCATGGGAAATGTAACGTGTTCAACAGTAATATCTAAGCTCGGGTTTGAATGTCACCCAATGAGCGACACGTTGCTGCGCGTTGTAAGCCCATTCACTTACTATGACGATAGCGAGCACATTAGCGTCTTTGTTCAGGAAATGAGTGGACAGTACAGGATAACTGATTACTGCGACACGTTGATGAACATTGAGGCTAGGGGTATCCACCTGACAAAAAAGAAAATTGATTTGATAAGGTCATCGCTCGCATCACAGGGGATCACGTTGAATGATTCTGGCGAGATATCCGCTTGGGCCGATGAGATTTCTGTTGGGCAGGTTACGGCTAGCGTCATAAGAGGTGGACTGCTTGCATCCGCTCAAACCGCAGATTGGTATGCGGAAGTTAAAGATGATAAGTTTGAAAAATGCGTGATTAGTTATCTTAAATCCGTAGGGCTTGGCACAAGGTTGGCCCTAAAAGAGAAGGTTCGGGGCATTAGTGGACATAACATCACCGTTCCAATAACCTTAAAAAACGAGTCTCCACTTGTAGCTCCAAAGCGTGGATTTACAGTAAGTTTATCTAGCAGTAAAGGCTGGAATACTGCGCACTCAACCGTGGGTAAGATAGTAGATTTGAGTCAGGCTGTTCCAGAAATCAGTAACAGATTTGTGATTATTGATAGTGATGGGTTAACTCCTGAGTTACAGCAGTTATCATTGCTTTTCAATGACACGGCTTTAGTGCTTCCTTTCCACAGCAGAGAAACTTGGATTGAATCGCTAGTAGCCTAACCCAGCCCGGCCACCGCGCCGGGTTTTTTATTGCCCCTACTCTTCCCTCAGCATCAGCACATCCAGTGCCAGCTCCACAGCCAAACAACCCCTACCAAAAACAGAACATAAAATAAATATACTTTAAGTTCATTGACTTACATTGAAATGAACTATTACCAAATCAAAAATGTACTTTTGGTACTTTACATTGATGAACCATTAGTACATTATCATCTCATACAAACAACACCGGCAACGCCGGGGTGAAGTCAAAACGTCCCGTTAGCCGCGATAAGGCAAAGGTGAAGAGATGACATCAGTAAGATTGACGAATGCTTTACGCGAACAGATCGCTAAAAACGCGCTGGCAAAATCAGGGGTTATCACCGCTATTGAATCCCTTGACCTTAAACGCCAGGAAGTTGCAAGAGATGCTCGCATCGCTGCTTTTGGCGGCAAAGAAAAGGCCGACAAGGTCGATAAGCAATATGAAAAGCTTGAGAAATTAGAGGCAGAGCTTCGCAGTGCTGGCGCTTCGCTTCACATTTCCGGCAATCCGCAAAGCTCAATCAACATTGCAATTTCCGGTCGTCGTCTTGGCTGGTGCTCATACGGAAGAACCAGCGAAGGAAAAGAAATTTTTCTGGTTACTCCAAACCGTGATCTGTGTCTCTTTGGTGCCGAGCATGAAATTACCAAGCGGTTTGATTCAATTATCGACGAAGAGCAAAAGCTCAATTCCAGAAAAAAAGAAATTGAGGCGACTGTTTGGGCTGCTCTGAAATCCGTTACTACCCTGAGTCGCCTTGTAGAAGTATGGCCTGAAAGCAAAGAGCTTATACCTGAAAACGTTGACAGCGCCAAAGCTGCCCTTCCTGCGCTGAAGGTTGAGGACCTCAACCGGTTAATTGGTCTTCCAACTGAATCGGTAGAAGGCTAGCTCTTCTCTTCATGTGTTAAGGAGTGGCAAATGATCCGCGAAGAAGACAAGCCTGCATGGCGTAATTTTTGGTTAAAGGTCGTTCCGTTTCTGGTTGCTGTCCTCTTTTTTAGCTTCGCATGCTGGGGTGGAAAATGAGCAAAGAAAACAATGGCGGTCCAGCATACCCAACGCAAGGGTACGAAGGTTTGACTCTGCGAGATTACTTCGCGGGACAGGCAATGCAGGGCTGGTTAGCGAGTTATCCAGAGAGTGACCAGCACCCCGTGGCTACCCACCGTGAAAACATGGTTGCTGAACTTTCTTACCTGATGGCCGATGCAATGTTGAAAGCCCGGGAGGAAGTATGAGCAAACAAGGCATTCGTTCACTGATTTACTGCCTGCTGATCTGCGGCGTTATCTGGGCAGCGGTGGTTATCAAAATTCTGCACGTTACGGGGGTGTTCAATGGCTAACTCAATTCCTAACAGTGGACGCGCCGTGATGATGCGTAACGCTAAAACTGGCGCCACCTGGAAGGTTTCTCGCGACTACCTGAAGGACACCTTCTGGTTCGAGCCACAGGGCAACCTGCGCCACATTCGCAAAGCATTTGAGGCACGCGACCTGTTGCCGAACCTGGTTCCAGCCGGGACGCATTAACCGCGCATATCAGCGCACGAATTTAACTGAGCTATCAGGCAGCCAATACGGTGCCGGGATTATTACAACCAAATTTCAGGAGCGAGATATGAACGCATACCGCGCATACGACGCTATCGAAGAACGGAAATGGGCTGAACAGTCGCTCACCGAAGAGAAGCAAAAGTGGATTGACGATCGGGCGCAGGAAATTATCGACGCCCTGCCGAAAGAGCCGTCAGGCCTGTTCCGCTTCTCTGTACCTATGGACAAAAGCCCATACGAAGGCCTCCGCAGCGATACAGCTGGCGAGGCATATAACGATCTCATCTCGGCAGTAGCTTACGCCCAGGCGGAATACGACTGGGATCACCGCACCGGCTGCCCGTTTTAACTTTGGGGAATAGCAATGGCTAACGAACTTGTGATTACAGCCAGCTCTCTTGCTGAGCGAGGCATTGACGGCGCGACCTGGAGCGCCCTCAAAAACAGTATTTACCCTGGCGCCAAGGATGAGTCAGTGATGATGGCACTGGACTACTGCCGGGCCAGAAATCTCGATCCGCTTCTGAAGCCCGTTCATCTGGTGCCAATGAGCGTTAAGGACTCGAAGTCGGGTAAAAGCGAGTGGCGCGATGTGGTTATGCCTGGCATCGGGCTTTATCGGATTCAGGCCGATCGCTCCGGTGATTACGCTGGCGCAAAAGAACCAGAGTTCGGCCCGGACGTCACTCTGACGCTTACCGGTATTGAAGTGACCGTACCTCAATGGTGCAAGTACACGGTCAGCAAGCGCATGCCGAGCGGGGAGATCGTCGAATTCAGCGCGAAAGAATACTGGGTTGAAAACTACGCCACCGCCGGCCGCGACACTACCGCGCCAAATGCTATGTGGAAAAAGCGCCCTTATGGCCAGCTGGCGAAGTGTGCCGAGGCTCAGGCTCTGCGTAAGGCATGGCCTGAAATTGGCCAGCAGCCCACTGCCGAAGAGATGGAAGGTAAAACGCTGGAAGTGGATGCGCGTGACGTGACGCCGCGCAGCACGACAGAGGCGCTTCCCCTGGTGGCCAGTGAGGAAACGTTGCAGGCAATTACTGACCTCCTGACGTCCATGAATAAGGACTGGGAACAGGACTTCCTGCCTCTGTGCAGCAACATCTTCAAGCGAGACATTTTCCAGGCATCACAGCTCACCGAAGAAGAAGCACAGAAAGGCTTTAGCTTCCTCCAGAAAAAAGCGCAGGTGGCAGCATGACACCAGAAATTATCCTTGCACGCACTGGCATTGATGTTACCGGCGTTGAACAGGGTGATGAATCCTGGCACCGCTTACGCCTGGGCGTGATCACCGCCTCGGAAGTCCATAACGTCATTTCGAAGCCGAGATCAGGAACCAAGTGGACTGACATGAAAATGTCTTATTTCCACACGCTGCTCGCGGAGGTATGCACCGGCGCGGCGCCGGAAGTTAACGCCAAGGCGCTGGCCTGGGGAAAACAGTATGAGGCCGACGCTCGAACCCTGTTTGAGTTCACCACCGACGTGAAGGTAACGGAGTCACCGATCCTTTTCCGTGACGAAGGTATGCGCACCGCCTGCTCTCCTGATGGCCTGTGCAGTGATGGCCGCGGCCTTGAGCTGAAATGCCCTTTCACCTCTCGCGACTTCATGAAGTTCCGGCTTGGCGGCTTCGAGGCTATCAAATCCGCCTACATGGCCCAGGTGCAATTCAGCATGTGGGTAACCGGGAAGGACGCCTGGTATTTCGCGAATTATGACCCTCGCATGAAGCGAGAAGGCATTCACCATGTGGTTGTAGAGCGCGACGACAAATACATGTCCGACTTCAACGAAATGGTGCCGGAGTTCATCAGCAAGATGGACGAATCTCTGGCGGAGATCGGTTTCACCTTCGGGGAGCAGTGGAAATGAAACATTACCGCGACGCCATAACCGTAGGAAAAGTGAAGTGCATGTACTCCGTCCTTCATCGTGGCTGGCTAATGCCATGGGGTGAAGTGGTAAGAAACCCGTTAAAGGCTCAGCGGCTGGCTGAAGAGCTGGACACGAAAAGAGGTGCGCAATGACTGATTATGGCGGATCGAAAACTCCAAAAAATGAACGTGACTACTGGCAAACACCGATTGAAATTTTCAACGCGCTCGACCGCGAGTTTGGCTTCTGGCTGGATGCTGCAGCCTCTGAGAGTAATGCGCTATGCGCTCACTATCTCACTGAGCTGGATGACTCGCTGAACAGCGAATGGACGTCATGCGGCTCAATATGGTGTAACCCGCCCTATTCCGATATCGGTCCATGGGTAGAAAAAGCTGCTGAGCAATCCCGGGCGCAGTCTCAGGCCGTAGTGATGTTGCTACCAGCTGACATCTCTACTGGCTGGTTTATTTCAGCCATGCAATCAGCTGATGAACTCAGGCTCATAACCGGCGGCCGTGTTCAGTTTGTTCCGGCATCCGTTACAGGAAAGCGCCAGAGCAACCCCAAAGGCTCGCTCCTGTTTATCTGGCGCCCGTACATCACCCCGCGACACATCATTACGTCCGTATCGCTGGCTGAGTTAAAGCGGATCGGGAATCTGGAGGCGGCATGAGCAAAGGAACCATTATCTGTCTGTGCGATATCACTGGCGTCATGGCTGAGCCATGGGTCGAAGCGGGTTATCGCGCCGTCCTGGTGGACCCGCAGCACCCTGAGACTTCGATCGACGGTCCTGTTGAGCGCATATCGGCAACCATCCTTGAGGCGATGCCGCGGCTATCTCAGATCATCCGCTCTGAGAACGTCGTCATCGTCATCGGCTTCCCACCATGCACGGACGTGGCTGTTTCCGGGTCTCGCTGGTTCGAGTCCAAGTGCGCCAAAGACCCGCATTTCCAGGCCAAGGCAGCGCTGGTCGCTGAGCAATGCCGGATGGTTGGCTTGGCGGCCGGCTGCCCGTGGGCATTCGAAAACCCGGTGAGCGTGTTCAGTAGCATCTTCGGCTCAGCCGATTACACGTTCCATCCGTACCAGTTCACTGGGCTGTGCGCGGATGACAACTACACGAAGCAGACATGCCTCTGGACGGGTAACGGCTTCAAGGCGCCGGCAGAGAATATGCACCCGATGGTTGAAGCGGCTATCGACGCCGTGAAGCTGGCCTGCGGCCGCATGATGCCGAAGAAAAAGGCGATCGAGGCCATATCCGGAACGTCCTTTGCCGGATTGGTGACTGACTGGTATCCGGACAACCGAATTCACGAATGTCCGCCCAGCGACGAGCGCGCAAACATTCGCAGCGCAACTCCTCTTGGATTTGCAAAGGCCGTTTTCCTTTCGAATGCACCCCATCTCAACAAGAAGAGGGAGGCAGCATGACGCAAGAAGAAAAGAAAAATGCGCTCAGAAGCATCGCACGCAGGGCTAACGATGAGGTTAAGGCAAAACGGCGGTCATCCCCTGCTTTAAGTTGCGACGAGATATCACGGCCGATCCTCAACGGATGCATGCCGCTGATAAGGCAGCTTGGGCTAACGCCAAGCCATCTCTATGTGGAAATCGGCATTTTGAACGGAAAGATAAAGGAGCGCTGACATGCCAGAAATCATTGATCAGGCCAACGAGTTAGAGGAACTCCAGCGGGAAGCCGCCATTGCGAAATGTCGCATCAACCATGCGGCGGTTTCAGCTACTCACTGCCGCGACTGCGGGGAAGAGATACCCGAGCGGCGCCGGGAGCTGGTGGCGGGTTGTCAGCGCTGCGCTGACTGTCAGGAAGAAGAGGAATTACGCGGTAAGCATCGGAGGTGATATGGCATCTGACAAACCGATAACAGCACAGCAGGCCGCCGATTTGCTCATCGTGTCGGCGCGGGTGATCTACCGCCTGATTGAGTCTGGGGAGCTCGCCGGCCGCAAGGTCGGCAACAAGTACAGAACGACCGAGGCGGCGTGTATTGCATATTTGAAAACCCCGCGCGATCCTGTCATCGCGAACGCGGGTGAACATAAAGGAGAAGTTTTATGTCAATCACCCTCAGGGGCGGCGTGTGGCACTGTCATTTCTTTACGCCGTCAGGAAAAAGAGTTAGGCGATCTCTTGGCACGGGGGACAAAAAGCAGGCTCAGGAGCTCCACGACAAGCTGAAGGCGGAAGCGTGGCGGGTTGACCAGATCGGCGACCTGCCCGTAAGAACCTTCGAAGAGTGCTGCATCCGGTGGCTGCGGGAAAAGGACCATAAGCGATCGCTGGATGATGACAAAACCAAAATTGAGTTTTGGCTGCAGCATTTTTCCGGCCGTGATGTTTCGAAGATAACGGCGGAGGAAATTCACGAAGCCGTTAACGGGATGATCAACCGTAAGCACCTGCAGGTGTGGGAGAGTAAGCGTGATGCCGCGATGAGGAAGGGAAAGCCGGTTCCGGAGTACAAACCACGGCAGGTTTCGCAGGCTACGAAGGCGCAACACCTTTCCTTCATTCGCTCCCTTCTCAGGGCCGCGGCGAATGACTGGGGCTGGATAAAAACAGCCCCTGTTATCAAAACCCGCAAGCCGATCAGTAAGCGGATACGGTGGCTGACCAGAGAAGAAGCTGAGCGGCTGATCGAGTGCATGCCGGAGAGCATTAAGCCAGTGGTGATATTTGCACTGGCAACCGGCCTGCGCCGCTCAAACATCATCGGGCTTGAGTGGCAGCAGGTCGATATGCAGAGAAAGGTTGCATGGGTAAATCCGGAGAACGCAAAAGCGGGCAAGGCGATTGGCGTGGCTCTGAATGATACCGCATGCAGGGTATTAAGGGATCAGATAGGGAAGCACTCCAGGTGGGTGTTCGTTCACACCACGGCAAAACATCGCCCTGATGGAACACTAACGCCCGCGGTTAGAAAAATGCGGGTGGATGACAATAACGCCTGGCGCGCCGGGTTGAAAAAAGCGGGGATTGAGGATTTCCGTTTTCACGACCTCCGGCACACCTGGGCGAGCTGGCTGATCCAGTCCGGCGTCCCGCTTTCTGTTTTACAGGAAATGGGAGGATGGGAGAGCATCGAGATGGTACGTCGTTATGCTCACCTGGCGCCGAACCACCTGACCGAACACGCACGGAAAATTGACGCCATTTTTGGCGCTAGCGACACAAATACGACACAAGGAGGAAATCAGGCTGGTTTAAAACTGGCGTAAGTAACTGATTCTTAATGGTACGCCCTACAGGGTTCGAACCTGTGACCTACGGCTTAGAAGGCCGTTGCTCTATCCAGCTGAGCTAAGGGCGCCCTGAGAAGCGAGTGCTTCGCGGAGTGAAACGCGTGGAATTATACGGTCCACGTCGGTCGAGTCAATCCATTTTGCCAGGAAACTGCGGGGCTTATACGACGCTGGCGAAATATCCTCCACCAACTGTACAAGAAGCATACCGCCGGGCCTAATGCGCGCGTAAATCGACTCAGTGGCCAGGCGCAACGCACCTATAACCATGTAATAATTATGGTCATAACAGGCTAAATTAGCCTCAGACAGGATAAAACAGCAAACGAGGACTGACAGCGAGGCCCGCTTCTGACAAAATATCCTCATCCCCCTTTCGTAAAGATACAGATGGAATCCTCTCTCTGATGGCAGCAAAAATTATTGACGGTAAAACGATTGCGCAGCAGGTACGCTCTGAGGTTGCGGAAAAAGTGAAGGCTCGCGTTGCGGCCGGAAAACGCGCCCCTGGGCTGGCTGTCGTGCTGGTCGGCAGCAACCCGGCCTCGCAGATTTATGTCGGCAGCAAGCGCAAAGCATGTGAAGAAGTGGGCTTCGTCTCCCGCTCTTACGATCTCCCGGAAACCACCAGCGAAGCCGAGCTGCTGGAGCTTATCGACACTCTGAATGCTGATAAGACCATCGACGGTATTCTGGTTCAGCTGCCCCTGCCGGCAGGGATCGATAACGTCAAAGTTCTCGAGCGCATCGCGCCGGATAAAGACGTCGACGGCTTCCATCCTTACAACGTTGGCCGCCTGTGCCAGCGCGCGCCGCGCCTGCGTCCGTGCACTCCGCGCGGTATCGTGACCTTGCTGGAACGCTACAATATCGACACCTACGGCCTCAATGCGGTGGTCATTGGCGCCTCCAATATCGTCGGTCGCCCGATGAGCATGGAGCTGCTGCTGGCCGGCTGCACCACCACCGTCACCCACCGCTTTACAAAAAACCTGCGCCATCATGTCGAAAACGCCGACCTGCTGATCGTCGCGGTGGGCAAACCGGGCTTTATTCCTGGCGAGTGGATTAAAGAAGGGGCGATTGTGGTCGATGTCGGCATCAACCGTCTGGAAAGCGGCAAAGTGGTCGGCGACGTGGTGTATGAAGATGCCGCCGAACGCGCGTCCTACATCACCCCGGTTCCCGGCGGCGTTGGCCCGATGACCGTCGCCACCCTGATCCAGAACACGCTGCAGGCGTGCGAAGAGTATCACGACGTTGAGGAGGCCTGA